CCTTTAACGCAGGGACAGAGCCAGGCAGTAAAACCCGTTGCTCCGGCTGAAAAGAAATTTTCTTTCGGCTCTGCTGCAAGTAATCTTCAGGCTGCAAAGTCAAAGGCGCCTGTTTCTCCTACTCCTACTCCTGCTCCTACGCCTACTTCAAATCCTTCCACTGCCTCTGCTCCTGCGTCGAAGCAAGCGAAGCAGGAGGAACAGGGTCTTAGCAAGCAGCAGATGATTGAAAAAGTTGTGAAAGATCATCGTTCCGCGACTTCCGAAAGCGGCAACAGCGGCGGCGGTGGCGGCGGAAGCCTTTATAATCTTGACGGCACGAAGAAGATGGAACAGCCTGCTGTTCAACCGCAGCCTGCGCCCAATGATGGTAAGCCACAGACAACCCAGGAATGGATAGATTATATTAAAGCACATCCTGGTCAAGGACCTGGCAATGCTTCCAATGGCTCCAACGGCATTGGGAAAGCGATTGAAAACGCCGCCAACGGATTGGCCAAAGGCGCTACTGATCTTTGGAATAACACAGTTGTTCCTACTGCTCAGAACGTCAGTAATGCTGTGGCCGGCGGTCTGAACGATGCCGGTGCATATATTCAGGGGCTTACCGGTAATCAGGCGGAAGTCAGACGCCAGCAGGATATGCAGCGTACCGGCATGCCGAATAATGCAGCTGCAGCTCTTGCTGGCCAGCAGATGAATCAGAATATCAATAATGCAGCTCAGGGTGTTGGCGGTTTCTTTGACAGAGCTGGCCAATGGATTGGAAATGCTGCTAATGATGTCAGCAACTGGGTTGGCAACGCCGCCAATGACGTTGGAAAAGCTGTTACCGGTGCTGTAAATGGGGCTGGTCAGTGGATCAATAACGCTGCTAATGATGTTGGCAACGCTGTTAACGGAGCAGGTCAGTGGATTGGAAACGCCGCCAATGATGTTGGTAAAGCTGTTACCGGTGCTGTAAACGGAGCTGGTCAGTGGATTGGAAACGCCGCCAATGATGTTGGTCGTGTTGCCGGCGATGTCTGGAATGGTGTGACCGGAGCTGTAAATGGGGCAGCCAATGAAGTTGGAAAAACTGCTCAGAATGTCGGGAATGCTGTAACTGGAGCAGTTCAGAATGCCGGTCAGGCTGCCGGAGATGCTTACCGTAATGCTCAGAATTGGGTGAATAACGAAGCGGTTCCTGCAGTTAATCGAGCGGCTCAAAATGCTGAGCAGTTTGTTAATCAGACAGTTGTTCCCGGAGCTCAGGCCGCTGCTCAGAATACTGGAAATTGGCTGCAGAATGCCTGGAATGGTGTAACTAACTGGGTTGGCAACGCAGCTAACGATGTCGGCAATTGGGCTGGCAATGCCGCAAATGATGTTGGCAAAGCCGTTACCGGTGCCGTTAATGGAGCAGGTCAGTGGCTTGGAAACGCCGCGAATGACGTTGGAAAAGCTGTCACCGATGCCGCCAATGGCGTAAGCAATTGGGTTGGCAATGCTGCTAATGATGTTGGCCGTGCGGCCACAGATGTATGGAACGGTGTAACCGGTGCAGTTAATGACGCAGGAAAATGGGCTGGCAATGCGGTGAAGGATATCGGCCAGTTTGCAACGGGTGCTTACAATGGCTTTGTAAACGGGGACACCAATCCTGTGAAGTGGAATTACCAGAGTCCCAATGCGGATCCGGACAGCAGAAATGGATTCAATTTAGGTACTGGTGCCCGAAATGCTCTTGACAATGTTGTTCAGGGCGTTACCGACGCCTGGAATAATGGAGTTGTCCCGACAGCTCAGAATGCCTGGAATGCTGTTAACGGTGCAGCTAATCAGGCTGTTCAGGGCGTTACCGACGCCTGGAATAATGGTGTTGTTCCGACAGCTCAGAATGCCTGGAATGCTGTTAGCGGTGCAGCTAATAAGGCTGTTCAGGGCGTTACCGACGCCTGGAATAATGGTGTTGTTCCGACAGCTCAGAATGCCTGGAATGATGTTACAGGCGAAACGGCCAGGCGTCAGCAGGCAGGCAGAGATTTTGCTGCGGCCAATGGCAATGAAAATATGGCTTCTGCTCAGCGACAGCAGATGCGCAGCAGGCTGGCCTCCATTCCAGGCTTCTCTCCGAATTATCTGAACAGCCTGACGGATGCTCAGCTGAGAACTATTTATAATGCCAGGTTCGGTCAGGCCGATGCTGACAATTATAACCGTTCTCAGCAGGAGCTTCAGACGAACCGGAATGCGTATGATTACAGGGAGGCAACGCCTCAGCGGTTTGCTCAGGTGACGGCTACAGAAGCTCAGAAGGAAGCCCAGGCGTCCCAGCAGAGGAATTCTATCCGTCAGCAGCTGATGGCGACAGGCGGTTATAATCCCGCAACATTGTACAGCATGAACGACAGTGACCTGCTTGAACTGTACAGAAGAACATTCCTCAACAGATAAGGAGGTCCCTATGCCGAAATTTACGGACAGGCTGATGCATGCCTGGAATGCATTCCGGAATACGCGGGACCCCACGTTTGATACTTCTGCTTACGGCAGTTCGTTCCGGCCGGACCGGCTCAGGCTGAATGTCCGCAATGACCGGTCCATCGTGACCGCGCTGCTGAACCGGATTGCCATTGACTGCGCCGCCTGCTCGGTCCGTCATGCACAGACGGATACCGACGGGCGGTATTTGTTTGACCGGGATTCAGGGCTTAACAACGCCCTCCGGGTAGAAGCCAATCTTGACCAGACCGGCCGTGCCATGATGCAGGACCTGGTGCTGACCATGCTGGATGAAGGATGCGCCGCGTTGGTGCCGGTGGATACAACTATCGATCCGACCAACAGCAATGCGTACGACATCGAAACCCTCCGTGTGGGCAGCATCGCTGCCTGGTACCCCGAGAAAGTCAGGATCCGCTTATATAACCAGAGTGTCGGCAGGCGGGAAGAGGTCGTGCTTCCAAAGAAAATGGTGGCAATCATTGAGAATCCGCTTTACGCGGTCATCAATGAACCGAACTCTACCTACCAGCGCCTGGTCCGCAAGCTGAACCTGCTGGACCGGATCGATGACCAGGTGGGCTCCGGAAAGCTGGACATGATCATTCAACTTCCGTACATCATCAATACCGAGACCCGCAGAAAGCAGGCTGAGATCCGCCGGCAGGACATTGAAAATCAGCTGGCCGGCAGCAAGTACGGTATCGCGTACACCGGCACTACGGAAAAGATCCAGCAGCTGAACCGGCCGCTGGAAAACAATCTTCTTGACCAGATCAAGGACCTTACCGGTCAGTTGTTCAGCCAGATCGGTTTTACGGAAGAAGTGTTCAACGGCACTGCTGACGAAAAGACCATGCTGAACTATTATAACCGGACAATCGAGCCTATTATGTCCGCGATCACAGATGAGATGAAACGCAAGTTTCTCTCCAAGACGGCCCGGACACAGGGCCAGTCCGTCATGTTCTTCCGTGATCCGTTCAGGCTGGTGCCGGTAGAGAACATTGCGGACATTGCGGACAAGTTCACCAGGAATGCGATCCTTTCGTCCAACGAACTCAGGCAGATTGTCGGCTTCAAGCCGTCGGATGATCCGGATGCTGACGTACTCAGGAATAAGAACCTGAACGAAAGCGATGCTGAAATCGATCAGCATCTGGTCGGTGACGGACAGCAGGATCCGTATCTGGATATCTGGTCACAAAATCAAAATGGCAGTGTGGGCGCTTATGAAGTGCCCTACACGATAGAAGGAGAGGGGGGATACGGTTATGGTGGATAAAAGCCAGTGTGATTTCAGCGGCTGGGCCACCAGAGCCAATATGCTCTGCGCCGACGGGCGCACCATTCTCCCCGGCGCTTTTGCCGAAAACAACGGCAAAACTGTTCCCCTGGTCTGGATGCATCAGCATGATGATCCGGAGAATGTGCTGGGACATGCTTTGCTGGAGGACCGTGGGGAAGAGGGCATGTATGCCTATGCGTTCCTGAACGATTCCAATCGGGCAAAGGCGGCCAGGGAGGGCGTAAAGCATGGAGACATCAATCAGTTTTCCATCTACGCCAATAAGCTCAAGCACCATGGCAAGTCCGTTGTGCATGGCCTGATCCGGGAAGTGAGCCTTGTGCTCGCCGGGGCAAACCCCGGGGCGACGATTGATTGTCCGGTGATTGCCCACTCGGATACCGGGGACTATGTTTATAATGAAGACGAGGCCGTCATTTATAATGATGTACTCGGCCTCGCCATCGAGCATGCGGATACGGAAAAGGAAGACAGTAAAAGCGTATCCGACGTTTTTAATGAAATGACCGAAGAACAGAAGGTCGTAACCGCTTATCTGATGAACAGTATGGCGGAAGAAGCAAAGGGGGAAAATGAGACCATGAAGCACAATGTGTTCGAAAACGGTTCCGAAGGCCAGGAAAATTACCTGAGCCATGATGACATGAAACTGATCTTTGACGATGCCCGGCGCTGCGGCAGCCTGCGTGATTCCGTTTACAGCCATCTGGAAAACGGCGTCCTGGCCCACTCCGTGACGGACCGTGAAGGTAACACTGTTACTTACGGTGTGGCTGATATCGACTACCTGTTCCCGGAAGCCCGCGCGCTGCAGAACGAGCCCGAGTTCATCAAAAGGCAGGATGAGTGGGTCGCGAAGGTAATGGGCGGCGTGCACCACACTCCGTTCACCCGCATCAAGTCCGTCTATGCGGACATCACGATGGATGAGGCCCGCGCCAAGGGTTACCTGAAGGGCCACCTGAAGAAGGAAGAGGTCTTCTCCCTGCTTAAGCGCGCCACCACGCCCCAGACCGTGTACAAGAAGCAGAAGCTGGACCGCGATGACATCCTGGATATTACCGACTTTGATGTCGTTGCCTGGATCAAGCGGGAAATGCGCATGATGCTTAACGAGGAACTGGCCCGTGCCATCCTGATCGGCGACGGCCGTCTGGTTTCCGATGACGATCATATTTCCGAAGAGCATATCCGTCCGATCTGGAAGGAAGAAGAACTGTTCACTGTTCAGAAAGTCGTTACCGCCGGTGCTGATGATGCGGAAACCGCCAAGAATATGATGAATGATGCTGTGCGTGCCCGCAAGGATTATCGCGGCAGCGGCAACCCTACCCTGTTCACCACCGAGGATATGCTGACCGAGATCCTGCTGATGGAAGACGGCATCGGCCATCGCCTGTATAAGAGCAAGGCGGAAGCGGCCACCGCGATGCGCGTGGACGACATCGTCACCGTGCCCGTGATGGAGAACCTGACCCGCACCGTCACCGTGAACAATGTTTCTAAAACCCGCAGCCTGCTCGGCATCATCGTCAATCTGAAGGATTACAATGTCGGCGCGGACAAGGGCGGCGAAATCAACATGTTTGACGACTTTGATATCGATTACAACCAGCAGAAGTACCTGATTGAAACCCGCATCAGCGGCGCTCTGATCAAACCTTACTCTGCCATCATCCTCGAGACCGAGGCTTCCTGATAAACGGAGGGAACGCATATGTCTATCGTTGATGAACTGAAGAAACTGATCATCGCCAAAGGCGGCAGCACCGCCGGCGTCCAGACCATCGCTCAGGCAGTCAAGGTGCTGACTGAACTGCAGGCAGCTGAAAATGAAGCCGCCGAAGAAAACGAAGGCACGCCCTGACGGACTGGACGTGATCATCGATGGCTAAATTCTGCGGCGTCATTGGTTACGGCGAAGTCGTAGACCGCGGTCGTAACTGGCCGTGGGATCCATTTCAGTTTGATAAGGATCAGATCACGGATGTGGATACCGGGATCTACGAGGAATCCATTGTGGAGCGCAAGAGCGTTGGCGACATTCTGCAGAACAGCAAACGCTGGACGGAACGCGAAGAGCTGCACGACGATCTGGTAGTCAGTAACCGGATCAGCATTGTGGCAGATGCGTATGCGATGGAGCACTTTTTCAACATCCGTTATGTCACCTGGCGCGGAGCCCGGTGGAAGGTTTCCCATGTGGAAGTCCAGTATCCGCGCCTGATCCTTACTTTGGGGGAGGTATATCATGGGCCAGAGGCTGGATCTCCAGCAGGCGCTTAGCCGGTGCATGGAAAACGTGGGCTGTGAACCACATGTGTATTTCCAGCCCCCGGAAGGCCTGAAGATGTCCTTTCCGTGCATTGTGTACGGCCGGTCAAATATGGATATTGAGTACGCCGATGGATATCCGTACAGCTACGCCTGGCGTGATACGGTGACCGTGATCGACCGGAACCCGGAAAGCAAAATTGTGTCGGAAGTCGCAAAGCTTCCAAAAATGCGGCACGACCGTGTGTTTACCAGTCAGAACCTGTATCACACGGTATTTACCATTTACGAATAACAGAATGGAGGAATCACCATGCCTAACACGACTAACTATAAACTTGAGTGGGATAAGACCGGTGAAAAATTTTACGAAAATGGTGTAAGCAGGGGCGTTCTTTATCCCCAGAACGACAGTGGCGAATATACCACTGGTGTGGCCTGGAACGGCCTGACCAACGTGACCAAGTCCCCGGAAGGCGCTGAGCCGAATGACCTGTGGGCTGACAACATCAAGTACGGTACGCTGCGCAGCGCCGAAACCCTCGGCGGCAATATCGAAGCGTATACCTATCCGCCAGAATTTCGTCCCTGCCTGGGCCTTGGCGAAGTGACCGGCGCTGACGGCTTGTATATCGGCCAGCAGGCCCATAAGCCTTTTGGCTTCTGCTTCCGGACGGAGATCGGCAATGATTCCGGCGCTGAGGATTACAAGATCCATATCGTATACGGCGCCACTGCTTCTCCCTCTGAAGAGTCTTACGATACGATCAACGACAGCCCGGATGCCATCACGTTCAGTTGGGACTTTGACACTATCCCGGTTAACATGGATACCCAGAGCCTCAAGCCCACGTCCTGCATCGTGATCGACAGCCGGTATGCTGATGCCGAGAATCTTGCTGCTTTGGAAGCGATCCTTTATGGTACCGCTGCATCTGATGGGGTTGCCGCTGTTCTTCCTCGTTTGCCGCTTCCTTCCGAAGTTATCTCAACGATGAGCGCTTAAGCATCCGTATACTTTGCGCAGGGCTGCTGAGTTGTTCGGCAGCCCTGTTTTTTATTTGGAAAGGAGAACCGCAATATGCTGAAAAAGACAATTACCTACACCGATTATGACGGCGTGGAACGAGAAGAAGATTTTTATTTCAACCTCACCGAGAGCGAGTTGATGGTCATGGAGCTTAGTGAAGACGGCGGCCTTAAAAAGATGATGGAAAAGATCGTCCGGGAAAAGAACCGCCCCAAGCTGATTGAGATTTTCCAGAAGATGATCAAACTGAGCTACGGTGAAAAATCTCCGGACGGCCGCAGGTTTATCAAGAACGAAGCGATTTCCGAAGCGTTCTCTCAGACTCCGGCCTATGACAAGCTGTTCATGGAGCTTGCCACCAATGAAGATTCCGCGATCAATTTCATCCGCGGGGTCATTCCTCCGGAGATGTCCGGCAATGTGAATAAACCGGCTCTGGCAGAGGCCGGAACCGTGGAATAATAGACAGGAGGCGGCGGAATGCTCGAGATTACCGTAACCGGCAGAGAGCTTTGGGACAGCAGGACGGGCACTTTTTATGATTTAAAAGACCAGACTCTTCAGCTCGAGCATTCCCTGCTGTCCATTTCAAAATGGGAGTCCATTACGCATAAACCATTCCTGGGCAAGGATCCGCATACGTCCAAAGAGATCGCGACCTATATCCGCTGCATGACGCTGAATAAGGGCGTGGATCCAAGGGTATACGATGCACTGACCACCAAGGATCTTGAAAAGATCAGGGCTTACATTGACGATCCGGCGACGGCCACCTGGTTTTCCAAGGAAGAAAACGGCAAGGTGTCCGGAAGGAAAGTAATTACATCCGAGCTGATTTATTACTGGATGATTGCCGGCAACGTGCCGATGCAGTGTGAGAAATGGCATCTGAACAGGCTGCTGACCCTGCTTCATATTGTGGAGATTAAGAACCGGCCGAAGAAGGGCAAGGGAAACCGTATGACCGCTTCCAGGATGGATGCACTGAATGCCCAGCGCCTGGCCGCACACGGCGGGAGGGGCTGACCGTGGGCATTCATATCAAACAGAAGGGCTATTTCAAGCATACACTGAACGCCCTGGATACTTTTTCCGGCGCTACTTTTGAGCCGATCCTGTATGCCTACGGGCAGAAAGGCGTCAACGCACTGGCAGCAGCCACCCCGAGGGACAGCGGCAAAACGGCAGAAAGCTGGAAGTTCCGGATTGATAAAGAACATGGATACCTGGTGCTGAACTGGTACAATACCAACAGCAATGAGGGTGTGAATGTCGCTATTCTTCTGCAATATGGTCATGTCGGACCGGGAAACGCTTATGTGTCCGGCCGGGATTATATCAACCCTGCCATTCAGCCTGTCATCAAGCAGGCAAAGGCTGCCGTCCGTACAATGATGTTGAACCTGTTTGCCGGAAAAGCAGTTCCGGCATTCAACAAAATTCTTTAGGAGGTGAACGTAATTGGCCCGCGAAGTAGATCAGCATGTGGTTGAGATGGTGTTTGATAATGATAAATTTGAACAGAATGCCAGAACAACCATGTCCACCCTGGACAAGCTGAAGGAGAAGCTCGGCTTTGGCGACGCCTCTGACGGATTTGATAAACTGGATGATGCTGCCAACCGTGTTGATTTGACTCATCTGGAAGACAGTGTCGATAAAGTCAGTTCCAGGTTCAGTTCTCTTGGCGTGATCGGTATGACAGCCCTGCAGAACATCGCGAACAAGGCTGTGCAGCTGGGCGAGCAGATTGTCAACGCCCTGGTTTTTGATGCTCCGAAGGCCGGCTTCCAGGAGTATGAACTGCAGCAGAATACGATCCAGACCATCTTGTCAGCAACCGGAGAAGAACTGAAAACGGTTAAAGATCAGCTGGACCAATTAAATGAATATGCGGACAAGACGATCTACGTCTTTTCCGATATGACGCAGAACATTTCCAAGTTCACCAACCAGGGTATCGACCTGGAAACGTCCGTCGATGCCATCAAGGGTATCAGCAATCTGGCGGCAGACGCGGGCGCGAGCGCCCAGCAGGCCAGCCATGCCATGTATAATTTTGCCCAGGCTCTGGGCGCAGGCAGTGTTAAGCTGATCGACTGGAAATCCATCCAGAACGCTACGATGGACACGGTGGACTTTAAGAACGTCCTGATTCAGATGGGCGGAGCCCTCGGTACGGTTCAGAAGGAACTGGACGAGACAGGCAAAGGGTTCCGGTATTTTACGGTAAAGGAGAAGACCACCGGTTCCGGAAAAAACAAGAAAACGACTTACGAAAAAGAATATATTACCGCAGCCAACTTTATGCAAACGCTCCAGAAGGGCTGGCTGACCAATGACGTATTGTTAAAGTCTCTGGCCGTATACGCCGGGGAAGTATCCGAAGAGCTGCTTTACTCTATGGGCTTTACCGAGACCCAGGTGAAGGAGATGATGGAGCTCGGCAAGCGGGCCAATGAAGCAGCCACGAAGATTAAGACCGCTACACAGATGGTGGACACCTGGAGGGAAGCGGCCGGCACCGGCTGGGCGAAGTCGTTTGAGTACATCTTCGGCGATTTCGATGAAGCAACGGAATTGTTCACATCCATCGGTCATAAGGTTGGCGATGAGCTGGACCGGATGTCTGATGCACGGAATAATTTCCTGAAGGGCTGGCATGAAAATGGCGGCTATAAGAACTTTGTCAGCATCCTGAACGGTCTGGTGGATGCCGGGCTGAGACTCAAGGATGTCGCCGGCCGCGGATTTCTTTTAGGCCTCCTCGGCGGCGACAGCAGCACGGATGTATTTAAGGGCGCTCTTGATTTTACCGAAAAAATCAAAATGGCAGTGGACAGCATCAACAAGTCTTTAAAGCCTAACGGTGCTACAGACAGTTTGTATGCTGTGCTGATCGGCATCGCTCAGGGCGGCGGTGGAGTTCTGTCCGTTGTGCTGAGTTTTCTTACCTCTTTGGGGTCTGCCATCGGCAAACTGACTGTGATGCTCGATCCGTTCCTGACCAGCGTCCGGTGGATTGTCCACATGGCCGGCGCGTGGATTGCGGATATTGCCCGGTTCATCAAGCAGAATAAGGTGTTTGAAAATACATTCAACAATATTCTTCTGCTGCTGAGGCCGGCTGTCAACCTGATCAATAAGATCGGAGTTCAGGCAGCTAAGGCTTTTTCAGCGTTCAGAAACTGGGTCAAGGAAAACCACGTCTTCGAAAAAGCATGGAATGTGCTCACTTTTGTTCTTGGACTGGCAGCCCTCGCTATTAACAAAATAGCACTGACTGTTCCGAGAGCATACAAGAAGGTCAAAGAATTTCTGAAGGGCGTATGGTCCGGCGTCAGCCAGTGGGCCAAGCCTGCATTTGACTGGATCAACGAGAAGTTCACTAAATTTTCTGATATCGGCGAAAAGATACAAAAAGGGGACTTTTCCGGAGTTGTAAAGTTTTTCTCCGATCTGGTGGATAGTTTCAATCAAGGCGTCGAGGACGCCAAGAAATGGTTTGATGAGAACATTGCGTCCAATCCCATTTATCAGGGGATCACCGGTTTCTTCGGCGGGATCGTAGCGGAGATCGCGAAGTTTTTTACCACGGACAGCGAAGGGAAAGAGATCGTATTTTCCAAAGATGCCACATGGTGGGACAAGGTCGAAGGGTATTTCCACAATGGTGTGGATAAAGCTACCCAGTGGCTTACGGATAATGTGGAGAAGGTTCTTAAACCAATCCGGGAGTTCTTTTCCCCGATCACGAATGCCATTTCCAATTTCTTCACTCCGGAAGTTCAGTCTGGGTACAAGAACGGTCACCTTGTTTCCTGGAACGTTACCTGGTGGGATAAGATTAAGAATTATTTTGTCGGCGGATATAATTCCGCTGTCGCATGGTGGAACAAGAATGCACAGCCTGTTGTGGATGCTGTCGGAAAGTTCTTCCAGCCGATCATCAGTGCGATCTATGGATTCTTTTCTCCCGAAGTACAGTCTGAGTATCGGAACGGAAATCTCGTATCCTGGAACGTTACGTGGTGGGATAAGATTAAAAATTACTTTGTCAGAGGATACAGCGAAGCGAAGGCCTGGTGGGACAAGAATGCACAGCCGATCGTTACGGCTGTAGGCAATTTCTTCCAGCCGATCATCAGTGCGATCTATGGATTCTTTTCTCCTCAAGTCCAGTCCGGATATCAGAACGGAAATCTTGTTTCCTGGAACGTCACCTGGTGGGATAAGATTAAGAATTACTTTGTCGGTGGGTATGATGCGGCCAAGGCCTGGCTCGAAAAGAATTTCGGTCCTGTTGTGAAAGTCATCGGCGAATTCTTTGCCCCGATTATTAACGCCGCTTCCAATTTCTTTACGCCCGAAGTTAAGTCCGGGTATCAGAATGGCCACCTCGTTTCATGGAATGTGACCTGGTGGGACAAGATCAAGAATTACTTTGTCAGCGGATACGAAAAGGCCAAAGCCTGGCTCGAAAAGAATTTCGGTCCCGTTGTTGATGCTGTAGAAGCATTTTTCGAGCCGATCAGAAATGCGATTGGAAATTTCTTCGCTTCTGATGATGGAGAAAATGGAGAATCCGCTTCCTGGTGGGAAAAGATCACTGATATTTTCCAAACCGGAATCGACAGCATTGATACTTTCTTCAAAGGTCTTGCCGATTCCACAGTGGTTCAGTCCATCAAAGGATTTTTTGGCGATATCAAGAAAGCAATCAACAATATTTTCGGAGGAGAAAAGAAAGACAATAAGCTGTTGGCAGCTTTCGGCATGTCCGCCAGCGACGTGTTCGGTCCGCGAGGCACCAAGGAAATGCACGATGCGCTTTATCCGGAAAAGACCTGGTGGGAGCAGCTGATCGAAAAGTTCAGAGAAGGCATTATCGCGGTCTGGAATTTCTTTGCGACGCTTCCGGATTCTCCGGTTATTCAGGCCATCGGCGATTTCTTTGCCAGGATTGTCGAGAAGGCCAAAGATCTGTTTGGCAGTTCTACGGATGAGAACGGCAATAAGATTCACTGGTGGAATCGGCTGATAAGTTATTTTATCCGGGGAAGGAATGAGGTTGTCAAATGGCTGCAGGTCAACGTACTGACCAACCCAATCTACAAGTCCATTTCTGATTTCTTTTCGGCGATAATCGCAAAAATCCGTGAATTCTTTACAACCGAGATAGACAGCGAAGGAAACGAAACCACCTGGTGGGAAAGAATCAAGAAAATCTTCACAGACGGCATCGAGTTTCTGACCGGATGGTTCGGCACGATCAAGGACAAAGAGCCGATAAAATCCATCCGGGAATTCTTTGCCGGCATCGGCAAGGCGATTGGCGATACCATCAAAAACGGGTTTGGCACATACACGAAGGTGACCCACCTTGGTGATCACGAGGAAGATATCATTGAAACCTTCCCATGGTATCAGCGGTTCATCGATGTATTTAAATCAGGACTGGATCAGATTAAGTCATGGTTTGCCACCCTGGCGGAAAACAATCCGATCATTGCCGCAGTCCGGAATTTCTTCATCAATACATGGGCCAAGATCTCCGGTATTTTTACTGGGGAAAACGGCGAATTCGACTTTAAATCCGGTGCCACCACCATCCTGACCAGCATGCAGGACAAGCTGGCCGGCTTTGTGGAAAACCTTAAGGGCAAGCATGGAGAATTGTCCGGAAAGACGTCCGACGTCATGAAAGCAGTGACGGACTATGTTTCCGGTTTGTTCAAGACGGACAAGTCCACAGAGAAAAAGATCGAGAATGATAAGCAGGGACCGATCACGCTGATCGGCCTGGTCAGCAATGTGTTCCAGCTGATGTTTGAGGCTGTTGCCCTGATGTGGCAGGGCTTGTCAGATATCATCGGAAAGATGAAGTTCGATGCCCTCTGGGATTTTCTGGATCATCTGGTTACATACTGGAATGCGTTTACCCTCGGCAATGCCGTTGGGGCGGTCAAGAATATTACCGAGATCCTTTCCTTCAAAATGAGAGTGGAACTCATCGAAGATTTGGCTAAATTGTTCGGCGCTATGGCATTGCTGGCTGGTGTAGTTGCTGGGTTTGCGACGCTGCCGGAAGACCAGGTAAAAGTAGGCTTCGGCTTTTTGGCATCTTTGGTTCTGATTATTATCGGGCTAATGGCCTACACGCATCATTTGGATAAAGTCGGTTCCGATTCCACAAAAGCAGCGAAGAATGTTGAGGGTATCACGAATTTCACCAATTCCCTGGCCCAGACATTTGGAGGAGCTGCTTTCCTGGCGGCAATCACGGCTTTGGCTTCCGCTGCTTCAGGAGCGCTGAATGACATTGTCAAGCTTGGCATGGAAGGAGCTAATGCTGATGATATTTGGTCTGCTATCGGATATTTGGCGGCAACACTCGCTGTTCTGTTTATTTTTGCGAATGGCGGAAGCATTTTGACCAAGCTGATTGGCAATAAAATTGGAAGCAGTTTGGGGTTCAATCTTAACCTGAGCACTATGACCCAGGGCGGAGACAATTCTTTTATTGAAAAAGCTATGGAACTTTCCAGCACTGGGCTGGATAACCTCACCAATGTTGCTGCTTTGGCGCTGTCCCTGAAAGCTGTTACCGGCGCTATCAAAGAAATTCATGACCTGATGAAAGAACAGGGATGGCACGATATAACCGATGCGAGCAGCGAAATGTGGTTCCTTACTGCTCTGATCGGCGAAGTGTTGTTTGCTTTCAATACAAATAATATAATCGACACAATATTTGACAGAAGAATCGCCGATAAAAATGTCGACAGGGAAACCGTCAAAAAAGGTCTTGCCGATGCTCTTGAATCTGCAGCCAATATTCTGGCCATCGCACAGGCAGTCAAGATGTTGGTCGAAGCGTTAGAACCAATTGTCAGGCTTGAAAGTATTTATGGAGAACAGAATGTGATTGAGCCGGCAATGTGGAAATTGAACGAGTTGCTCGGAGCAGTGCTTGCAGTGTTTCAGGCCAATGAGTGGCTTGGCGCTCTGATGAACAAGTATGTCGGCGCTCCGGCTGTCAGCGATACTTCTACCAAAGGAATCATTGCTGCCATTGTTAACAATCCGGTTATTGCCATGGCTGGCAGCGTATGGATACTGGTACAGGCATTGGTGTCTCTGATTAATGCCACAAAGCAAATTCCTGAGGGAATGAGTTTTGAACTCTATCTCGGAAAAATTGAGGAACTTCTCGGTTACGTTCTCGGGGCAGATTCTATCATGACATTGGTCAGCGGCGCAGCTTCAAAACTTGGCAATGGAAAGGGCGGTTTGCTCGCAATAGCATCAGCTGGAATTTTATTTGGCGGCGTAGCTTTTATTTTAACACAGATCAAGGATTTAATGAATATTATCCCCGATCAGTATAAACTTGATCAGTTTAATATGGCCGCCCTAAAAATTGGCGAAATTGTTTCCGGCTTGCTATTATCTCTTGCAGGAACAGAAGGGGTAGCCAGCCTTGCATCCAAATTGGATATGGCAGCAATTGGTAAACTTAGTCTTCTTATACTTGGCTTAGGTCTTCTTACTGGCGGAACGATTTGGGCGACTGGCCATGCTGCTGAAGGCTTTGGCACGGCATTTGACCAGATTTCCGAGGGCGTGATCAAGATCAAGAATGCCATCACCGACATGGGCGATGAAGATATCAAAAAACTTGAATCTTTTGGCAAAGCTGTCGGTGCTCTCGGTGAAGCTCAGGCAGCTGTATCCGGCGCCAAGTACGGTGGCGATTTCCTGAGCAGATTGCTCAGCCATTGGTTCGGTCTGGATGCTACGAACGGTGAAAATCTGGAAACCCTTGGCCAATATACTGAAGGTTTTGCTGAGCATATTCCGGCTATTATAGAGAAGATCAAGGGCATCAATGACGATATCCAGGCGTTTGAAGCCTTTATTGGATTTATTCAGAACCTCGCAAGCCTGATGTATCTTTCCAACGAGCTTACCGGAGGGTGGGAGCTGGAAGAACTCGGACAGCATTTGCTAAACACCACCGGCAATTTAGGAGGTGCAGTTTCCAATCTGGCAGGCCATCAGAGCGAATATGAAGCTGCTATGACAGGCCTGATGTTTATTCAGGAATTGACTGAACTAGCTAAAAATTTCAATGCTGATGAAAAACTTGCTGATGGTCTTGACAGTATTGCCGATTCGGCTTTCCAAATTGCAATCAGCGATGTTCCAAGCAAAATGGCCCTGATCGTTGTCGAGATGGCAAAAGGATTGACCGATAATGAGAAAACGATACTCAGCCAGGTTTCTTCGCTGCTTGGAAGCATTGTCCGTACGATGCGCGGAAAATACAGTGAATTTTATACTGCCGGGCGGTATGTGTCACAGGGTTTTGCAAACGGCATTACTTCTCTGGAAGGAAATGAGAGATCGCCGGGGACTGCTTATTATGCCGGTTATCATCTTGCCCAGACAGCGCTCAATGGTATCAATGCTGGCGCCGGTATTTCTTCTCCGTCCAGGGAAGCCTATATCTGCGGTGAATATGTTGTCGCCGGTTTTGCCAACGCTATGCGGGACGAGTCGTATATCGCTTATGACGAAGGCCTGGACCTGGCCACCGCTTCCATCGATGGTATGCGGTCCGCACTGAGCGACGATCTGGCATCTTCTCTGGAAGACGATTTTCTGACCATCCGTCCGGTGATGGATATGAGCGATATTCAAAATGGCATGGATACGATCGATGCCTATACTCATGGTTATCGTGACTTTTCCATTGGCGGATGGCGGACACAGAACAGCCAGCTGCAGAATGGCTCATTCGGCAGTTATTCCACGCTCCAGGCCAGCCGCATCAACAACGCAGATATCAATGCATATATTCCGTATGATGATTACCGCGTTGTAGCCGGCCTGAACGGGCTGAACAACAAGATGGACAGTATTGACCAGCTGGTGGATAAAATCAACAACCTGCAGCTTGTCCTGGATAGCGGGCTGCTGGTAGGCGGTATCGCCAACAAGATGAACAGGAGGCTCGGCGTGATCGCGACGAGGGAAGAAAGGAGGAGTTAAGTGTACCATTCGATTACTTTTGGCACCATCCGTGCCGACAGCAATGGCTACTCAGCCATAGCAGGAAAAAACACTTGGGACGACTGGCACCTGATTCCTTCCTCGAGACCTTCCGTCGCCCTGCCGGAGCCGAATACCAATTACGTGGATATTCCATTCCGTGACGGTTCTTTGGATATCTCAGAAGCCGTGACCGGTTATATGACCTATAAGGACCGGTCCGGCTCCTGGGAGTTTTATATTGCCAACGATTACCACAACTGGGTGGAGCTGAAGCAGGAGATCACCAATTATCTGCATGGCAGAAAGATGTTCGTTGTTCTGGAAGACGACCCTGGGTTCTTTTATGAGGGACGCCTGAAGGTAGATGATTTCAAGTCTCAGAAAGTGAATTCGACCATCACCATCGGATATGTACTGAAGCCTTATAAACGTGTGCTGGACTGGATCTGGGATACATTCAACTTCGAGACCGATTCGACAACGGACGTGATCGAATGCTCCTGCCCGGGCGTTGCAGAAATTACCGGCGGCAGGATGCGCAATACGCCTTCAATTACAACGGAAATATCCGGTATTACCGTATCACTGAACGGAGGAGAAGACGTACTGCTTCTCCCCGGACGAAACGAAATGACCGGTATGATTCTTCAGGAAGGCGAGAATACGCTTGAATTCAAGGGCGCAAGCGGAACCGTAACCATCAACTATGTGAGGGGGGAACTGTAATGTACCGCATTTATATCCGCAATTATATCGGTGCAGCGTCTCCCACAGAGGATGTCCTGTTCGATTCGAGCGATGTGCAGAACAGTGAATCGGACAGGACTGTCCTGGACCCAATCGTTAAAAATGAACTGAACAAGGCGGGTTCGCTGGAATTTACGGTCACTCCGGCGAACCCTTTCTACGACAAGATCAAGATTGTTAAGACGATCTTTACCGTCTATTTGGATGACACCATGATATTCCGCGGACGGGTCATGACCATCTCGGATGACATCTTCAAGCAGCGCGGAATTTTCTGCGAAGGCGAACTGGCTTACTTCAATGACAGTCTGCAGCCTCCGGTCAAAGAACAGCAGATGACCATCGGCGCGTATCTGTCGTCCGTTATTTCGGATCATAACAAACAGATGCGGATGTTCGGCGATCTGATCAATAAGACGGACGACATTGATAAATGTTTTGAACTGGGCACGGTCAATGTCGGGGACGGAAAGATTTCGTACCGGATCAACAGCAAAACCGGGGAAGTCATTTCGGAAGGCGAGAGCATCAACTTCAGTACCCCTGGGCATAATGGCAACCGCAGCAACGATATTTATGTTAATACTGATAATACCGCTGCTTTTACCTGGGAGCTTAATGGCATCAATACCGCCAGCGGTGTAAATGAAGACAACCTGCTCAGGATCCGGACAGCAAATGCAGTTTATGTCCGGAGCGGTTCCGTAGTGGTGGCAAAGCCAGGATACAAGATTTATGTCTGTATGTATTCCAGATATTCTGGCGCGGAGGATTTTGAATTCATCACACCTGCCATAGAAGTGACAGATACTTATACGGTTCCGGATGACTGCTATATCCGGATTATGATTACCAGGGTTCCTGCAGAAAACGAAACTGTGGACGAAGAAGAATCAGAGCCAGAGGAAATTTATTTTACCGAAGGGGATCCCGAAACGGTTCCCGCCAATGCAGTCATCCTTTCCGGGCTGGTGATCATCACCTCGATCCTTCATACGTCATCCATGGTAGCCACACCGTTCAATAACAGCGGATACCGGAATTCCTTCGACGTCATTCAGAACGACCTGATTGATATTTACGGCGGCTATATCAGCATCCGGTATGAAAATGGGCACCGTTATGTCGATTATACGTCGGATCCGCCGAACAGCACAGGTAGCAGCCGGATCATCTCATTCGGTGTAAACCTGCAGGAGGTCTCCAAGGAGATCAGCGCAGAAGACCTGTACAGTGTGCTTCTGCCGACCGGGGACAGTGACTTGCTGCTGACAAAGGCCTCCAAAAACAAGATGATCTCCAGCGAGGCATCCATGTATATGCTGCCGCAGAATGCTGTGAGCACATATGGGCCGATCTTCAAAACCCAGTCGTTCAGCGGTATTTCCAAGCGGGAAGAACTCCGGGACTACGCCGGCAATTTCATCAGCAAGACCTGGCGCGGAGCTTCGGAATCCTATACGTTCAAAACGGTGGACATGCATTTTGTGGATGATTCCTATCCGCTGATCCTGATCGGCAGCCGGTGCGCCATCACGCTCTGGCCGGACACAGCCCCGAAGATCCGGATCTGTACGGGTGTTACCTATGAACTGCAGTCCCCGGAAAACAATGAGCATGTGTTTGAGGACCTGCCGTATGAGCGGGAAGGCCTGACTAAAAAGTATAAGAAGCAGTCTTCCGGACGAGGATCAGGCGGAGGGGCGGTTAGCGTCGCTCCGGCCAGTACAGACGTTGGCTCGGGTGGGGAGGATACGATCATCCGCTCCAACGGCAACATCATTCTTTATCCAGGTCAGGATAAAATGGTCAGCATTCCGCTGGCGCAGACGTTCCTGGCCCCGAGCCTGACCAAGTGGACGCTGGGCAATGTGACGTACGAGTCCGGAACAGGGTTGAATGTCAAGCATGATGAAAAGATCGAGAAGGATCTGTTCGTCGAGGGAAAGGTTTCCGTCGGAACGGATCTTTACAAGTCCACTTACGGTTCAGGCACGGTCTACGCACAGCATCAGGTACGAACGGACGGCAATATGAAAAGCCCGATCTATTGGATCAGGAAATCACACAGCACGAGCAGCGGCGTTTACCGGATCACGTTCAATGAGAAGTCAGATGTTCCGCATGCCTTTTCACCCCATCAGCTGACGCTGACAGGCGGAACAGATCAAAATGGGACCCCCGTGCCGCTTGTCAGCATGTGGGTGCTGGGTAATGAAGATGTAAATTTTAATATTGCCGAGTCCAAATGGTTCAAGGACCAGATGGGTTCGGCCAATGTGGACGTGGTGCTTGAGTCCATCCAGTTTGACAGCCCCACCAGCGGAAAGAGCGTGCTCAAGGAGCATGGCAAGGCCGTGACCCTGAGCGGGTCCGTCTACCTTGGGAAGGCAGTCGAGATCGATCTTGGCCCTGGTATTACGGAAACTGTCATCGAACGGCTGACAGATCAAAATGGGAGTGAAAAACCGCCGTTGACGTTCTCCTCGCAGGACGTGACGTCCGTATACGACGAGGGATATGAGGATGCACTTAGCGGAGTCGTTGTGTATCCGCAAAATTGGGAATATACGGTAGAGGACGATGGAAGCGAATACTATCGTATGTTTGTTCAGGCGAAGGGCAAAAGTAAATATGAAGGCGCCGAGCATGATATTGTCTGCGATACGTATGAAGTCGTCCTTCCTGATGTAGAAGCTGTTCTTTCTGAACCTGCAAATGATGGCAGCTGGTGGAAAACAACAGGAACTTATGTTCATCAATATGTCATACCAGCACATTCAGCAAAAGCTTATATGAAGAGCGATGCTAATCATGAGCATGTGCTGAGTACGGACTCCGGATCTGCCATTGTGATTGACCCGGCAGAAGCGATTCGACTTGGAAAATCACAGGTCAGGCTTAAAGAACCTGAGTGGATCGATGACAGTGACCCGAACGAAGATCATCGGAATACATATCTTATTTCTACGGACGGAAGGGTTAATTCGGATACGGGAGCAGCTAATGAAGCCCAGAAATATCTGTATCCGGAGAAAGCGATCAAAAGCGTAAAAGTTGATACGGTTGCTCTGAACGGCGAGCCTACATACACCCCGGGCAATCATTCGGCGGCGGATCCAGGCTATTATGACGTTCCGGTCAAAGCGACGGCGACCAACGAGAATTACAAGGACGAGACGCTTCAGGTCATTCCGACATCTGCGTGGCTGGATGGCTTTACAACCGGTCAGGGCTCTGGAACCACGGCGGGCTATACAACAGGCTACGCAAACGGCCAGGCAAATGTCAGTGCATCCATTACAGCGGCGGGTTTTACTTCCGGTTCTTTTGCCTATGACGGAACGGATCTGGCGGTCGCTGTCAGTGCTTCCGGTACTCTCACCAAAATTCCCGAAACAGGCGATCCGGTTGTCAGTTTCCTTTCTTATTCTGGAATTGTCGGCATTCCAGTATCGGTGAATCCTGTCGTTCTGTCTTCCGGAAAATGGAACAGCGAGACCAACAAGATCAAAATCAGCAAGGCCTCCGGCGGAACCGTGATGATCGATGACGAACTGATTCCTGTCAGTGTTACGGAAAAAGAGATTACTGTTACGCCCGGAGCAATTACATTCGGCGAACCTTCTTACGAAGACGGATTTTACACAATCACATCGGACGGAACGGTTGACATCAACGGTGATATTTGCAACCTGACGCAGGGTTCAAAGACGTTTCCGGCGGATTCCGCGATCCGGGCTGGCCGGGAAGCTGCACAGCAGGATCTGTTTCTGGATTCCGGCAGCGTGACGGCCAGCTGGAATGAGGATACGAAAGTCTTTGACCTTTCCTGTACGTCCAACGTTTATTCGAGTGCAGATGCCAGTGCAGATACGCTCAGGACGGAAACAGGAACCGGAAGTTTGTCTGTCGTTCCCGGAACAGCAGTTCCTGAAGTTGAGTGGGACGAAGCAAATCTGGTGTATAAGGTTACCGCATCCGGAAGTTTTATGGTTGGCGGCCGATCGTTCGATCTGGCGAAAGGCAGCATAGAAGGCGGGTTTTATCCGGAAAACGCTATTGTTTCCGGATACCGTGAAGGGTGGAGAACGGCAGCAGGCACTTCCTCCTATCCTACGGAAGAAAACCTGAGCAGTGCTTCCATGACCGTGTATGTTCCATCTCTCATTGTTGACCATACGCCGGTTCAGCTGAAGTATACGATTTCCGTTGACAATCAGTATGTCTATCTGAAAAACAGCAGCGATGTAGTTGTTGCCAGGACGGTCAATACAGGAACTACAGTTATAAAGGGAACGATCTCCAGCGTTACCCAGGCAAAGAAAGCCGAATATGACTCTGACAAAAAAGAATACAGCGTTTTTCCGAGGGTAAACGGCATCAACCTGACCCACGAAAACAACCAGTACAATGCGGCTCCGCTGAAAGTATCATCCATTGATGCAGTCAAGCAGGGCTGGAGAGAAGCGTATTCAAAGCTTACGCCTCCAAATGCATATGCTGGTGCGGCGGAAAAGCTTGAATTTACCGTCGGTATTCCGCTGGAAGAATATGACAAAAATGGATCATATACTTTTTCGCTGAGTAAGGATCAGCCCAAAAATAAAGATGGATTTGTTTATGTAACGTATGACAACCACATTGTGGCAAAGATCGATGTCAGCAATTGGTATATAGCAGGACGAGATTCTGTCGGGGCTCCGATTGTGCCGAAGGTGAGCAAAGGCCTGTGGAGTACGGGATCTATACGATTTGATGCCGGGACAAGCGGCAGCGACAGTGCAAACGTTTCTCTTGGCTTTTCTATTCCGGCAAATAACAATAATGGATCTGCGTCAATTGAAGTCGTTGATACTGCATCGCCATATTCCAGTCGCGAGCCGGAAAAAATCGGTCTTTCAACGACATTGGTGTTGACTTGCGACAATAGCCATGCCACATTAAAACATGATGGAACAACCGTCGCCCAGGTGCCGAACAATAAGCCGGCAACGATTATTAATGGCGGGCCAATCACATTGATAAGCCTCAGGAAAGCTGGCGACAAGTATTGGGTGTACGATGATGTCGAAAATGAGTACACGGTATATCTTCGGGCAAAAGGAACAAATCTGGAAGATTATGATGGGCAGGTAAGCATCAGTGGAACAGATGCAAGAAACTCTGTCAAAATAACTGGTATTTCCAGAGTTGCGAACTGCGTATTCGATAAAAGCAAAAGAACTGCACGTCAAAACGTACTGGTTCAATTGGACAACGGAGAGAGTGGCATTTTTGAAGGCATTTTTGATGATGTTTATCGGGCCGGTCTTGACGGCGAGGCTAAAATATCAGATGCAGAATTCGAAGTGGAACTGAGTTCCGGAGGTATTGTATTTGATGTCCGGGATGAAAACTATGTGAATGTTTCTGATATATGGCAGACAGGCGTGAATCATGCTGCTGAATCGTCTATAGATAAACGCTACATTTATGCATCTAACGGCGGAACTGTCAGAATCAGGAACAAAGCTTCTGCTGCCTCAGAAACTGTAGTTGGTGAAATGTATCCGAGAACGCCAGTAAAGTACATTGGCAAAGTCAGTCCAAATTCATCTTACAGTTATATCGAGTATCCTGTCACTAATGGAACACGATATGTCGTGCAGACGCAGTTTGTCAGCACAAGTGATCAGTCGCCTACTAAATATTATAAATCTGATGGCGTTACGCCATTGATCGGATGGGTTGGCAGCAGTCAAGAGGAAGAAGATCCGCAACCCGGGACGAAGACCGTTACAGGCGCAACATTAAATGGCGTTTATCACCAGAACGTGGAAGGTCAGAAATTCCCGATAAATATCAAATTCAGCTATGCATCCAATACCGGCAATGGTACTTCGGTTAAAGAAGTTACCAGTCAGAACTCATCGATTTATGCCAGCCTTACGAAGAATGGCGATCCGGGTCAGGTACTCAGCAAACATTCCAGCTATTACGGATATCATAATTATTCAACAAAGAGTACCAAAGTTACGCACCGGGCTGACTTTACGGTATCTTTCAGTGACGGAACAACCAAGAAACATTATATTGTAGAATTCGATACGGAAGCGTCCATGATCTATTCAAGTATTAGATAAGCAACAAAGGAGAACTATATGACAGAAATTGAACTTCTTACCAAAGTGATCAATTCTCTCAGCTGCATTCCGGTGGCCGGCAGGGAAGCCTGCGGCAGGATGTATGAAGCCATCAGCGACCTGGACAATCTCCGCAGCGTTCATGTGGCCAACCAGCGTAAACAGGAGGCCCAGGAACCGGAGGAGACGCCTGAACAGGAGTAATCATCCAAATCAATCATAACGGAGATGATGAATCAAATGCCGACTGTCGAAAATTTTACGCCTGCTGTGCTGTGGACAACCATTTATGGCATGCTGGCCCTGTGCATTCTGTTCATGATCGGCTATAAGGTGTACGATGCTATTGTGACGATCAGGGAACGCCGAAAAAAGAATAAGGAAGCAGAAAAACCAGATTTTGCTGAGGAAGTCAGCCGGAAGGTCATCGAGAAACTGGAGCCCCGTTTCAAGAAAATCGAGGACAATCTCGAGAGCGATAAAGAACGACTGAACGGCCATGATCATCTGATATCCGGCATTGCACAGGGACAAAACAGTACCAAAGAAGGGCTGATCGCCATCTGTAAATACCTGATGGCGATCGTCCAATTTGGGAACATCAAGAGTGACAGTAAAGAAATGAACGAAGCGACTGCCGAAATGACAGCTTATCTTGCGTCCATGATCGGAGGTAATTCAAAATGAAAGTGAACTGGAAAGTACGTTTCAAAAACCGGATCTGGCTGAGCAGCTTTATCTGCACGATCGTCTCGTTTGCATACAACATCTTTGGCATGCTGGATATTTTTCCGGCCATTACGCAGAACGCCGTTATCCAGATTGTCAACGAGGTCCTTCTGTTCCTGAGCCTGGTCGGCGTCATTACCGATCCGACGACGGAGGGTTTAAGCGACAGCAAGCGGGCAATGAATTACGAAGAACCATGGTCGGACGGCTGATATGTGGATGCATGTGAACCCGAACCCAAAGCACAAAAATGTCTCGGACTGCGTCATCCGGGCGATCTGTTTTGCCTTTGACATGAACTGGTATGACGTATATGATGATCTGTGTGAGCTTGGGCGCAGGGACTGCAACATGCCTTCGGCGGATGCTGTGTGGGGGCACTACCTGAAACTTCGGGGGTGCCGCCCTTTTCTTTTACCCAAATCATGCCCGCAATGCACAACGATTTCCGAATTTGCCAGACGGTTTCCGGAAGGGATTTATATTATCGGCACCGGCAGCCATGCGGTCGCTGTCATTGACGGCGACTATTATGACAGCTGGGACTCCGGGGAGGAGATCCCCAGTTTTTTCTGGAAAGTGCCCAGATAAGAAAGGAGCGGTTCTATGCCAATGACGCCCGGTTACTACATGCCGAACTTGTATTACGGCCAGCAGTCTTATACTCCGGTGTCCAATATGCCTATTCCTCAGCAGAGCTATTCTCCGTCTCCGCAGCAGACACAGCCTGCCCAAGGTATGATCTGGGTGGATGGAGAGGTTGGCGCGAAAGCCTATCAGATGCCGCAGGGCTGGCCGTCCGGTTCCCCGATTGCTCTGTGGGATACGAACGATACCGTGATCTACCTGAAGAGCAACAACCAGATGGGCATGCCGAACCCGCTTCAGAAGATCCATTATACGCTGGAAGAGAACAAAAACCAGTCTATGCTGCCTGCTGGTGGCATGAGTGGAACTCCAGATATGCAGAACTACGTCACGAAAAGCGATTTTGAGCAGATGAAGAACGAACTCAAAGAGCTGCTGAAACAGAATCAAAATGGCAGTCAGAACCAGCAGAATCGCGGTGGAATGAAATGATAGATATGATCCTTTCATTTATCGCTTTGGTATTGATCGTCGTGCCAATTTTTGTTGTGGCGGTTTCTCTTGGGGACGATATTCATGATGTTTTGGAGGATTTGTTTAAATGAATCCGTTATTTCAGCAGCTGATCGGAGGTATGATGCCCCAGCAAATGCCCGGGCCGAGTAACATGATGAGTCCTCTGCAGAGGATAAATTTCATCCGGCAAGCCATGGTAAATCCGGCGCTGATCATCAAGCAGCGCTTCCCGGATATTCCGGACCAGATCATGAACGATCCTGGAAAGATTCTGAACTATCTTCAGCAGACGCGGGACATCACGGATCAGGATATTCAGAATATCACATTGCAGTATGGAGGAATGAGATAGATGCCTGATGTCAATATAGCAACAAATATTAGCAATATCCGTAATGCGGTGCTTGGGCGTGATGTCCGGGAAGCCATTGCGTCTTCAATTGAGCAGTGTTATTCGGATACATTGACAGGAGCTACTTTGGCTTCTGAAGCTGCTTCCCAAGCTGATGAAGCTGCCGGAAGGGCAATCACTGCCGCGGAAAATGCTGAAGCTGCTACAAGAACAGCAAATTCAGTTGCTGAGACAGCTACATCGGCCGTCGAAAGCCTTACTAATATTGCTTTCTCCGCAATTGAATATTCAACCGCGTCCCCTCAGGACACGATTGATTACGTAGTCAACGGCCAGACCGGAGGTGAGTAACATGGCAGATTCGAAAAACAGCATCAAGCTCAACGTGCACGATATTATTTCCGGTAATGAGGTTGTCCGGAATATTCCGGACCGCAGCGGATATGTGACGTCCTCTTCGGAGCTGTCTAAATACGTCAACGAAGAGCCCGGCTTTATTGCCATCCAGTATGGCTTCAAGCACATGTGGCAGCTGAAACCGAATCGTTCCTGGGAACAGGTGTTCTGAGGAGGACGGTATGGATACTACGACATTTGGTGCTATTTTCGGCACCTTATCCAATATGCCGAACAATGCGGCAAGTTCTGCAGCACAGGCTGCGGAAAGCGCCCAGCTCGCACAGAGTTATGCGGATGCTCTGGACATGGCGACGGTAGAAGAGACCCTCGCGTATATGGATATTGAAGGGTCTGCTGCTCCAGCTGATGAAGTGACCTTATCCGGCAGGAATCCGGTGCTCAAGGCTGCGAACAATACATATTATGCATGCGGCGAACTGCAGACACTTTCCTTTACGCCATGTGCCAAGGGCATCTGCGCCGTTCGGTTTGCCAGCGGGACGACGCCCACCATCATGACAGTTCCCAGCAGTGTCAAATGGCCGGACTGGTTTGACGGCACATTGGAAGCGAACCGTACCTATGAGATCAGTGTTCTTGATGGAGTTTATGGGGCGGTGATGTCATGGGCGTAAATCTGCTCATGAACAGAAGACGGATGGCGGTGTCTCAGCCGCATCTGTCTGTGGCAACTGGGACGGCAGCAATGTTTCAGACTGCTATTCAAGCCCCGCTTGTGTCCTGTGCCTTGGCGTTTGATACTGCAAAAACCGGACTGACAATCAGGCATACAGGAAAAAACGTTTTGGACTGTACGTCCGTCACAAACAGCCAATGGAACATGGGCGGCATCCCGAATACGCTGCTGCCGAATACAACATATACGTTTTCGGTACAAGGAGATACGGTACACAAATATCGGATGTACTTGTCCAACAATGGGACGAGCGGACAGTTCGCTCTTCATTCCGGGTCACTTGCCAGCGGCGGGGAAATCAGTTTCACCACACCGTCCAATACGCTGAGTTATCCGTACATTGTACTGGTCGGTTATACGGACGGAGCAGGAAACGACAGCATCGCCAACATCAAACCGCAGGTGGAGTTCGGTTCAGCTGCAACGGTGTATGAGTCGTATGCAGGAAACAAATATACAGTATCATGGACAAACTCTGTGGCCGGGACATTGAACGCTGTGACTGGTCTTCTGACCGTGAATGGCGGAGGTTCTGTTCAACTTACGCCAATTTCCATGACGGCAAAAAAAGGGATCAACATCATCTGGGCAGACACCGGAACGGCAACTGTCCGCTACTATACATATTAACAGGAGGTAACACCATGCAGTATTACGCTCAGCGCAAATCCGTGAAAAACGGAGAACCCGTTGCTCCGAACAACCGTTATGGCACCCGTACGGAAATGGAGCGCCAGTTTCACCTGTACTGTGCCAGCGCGGCAACGAATGCCGATTCCAACGAGGTGGACAGCGTAGAGTGGGGGACCATTGAACAGGGCGTGATTGAACGGAAACGCTGGACATGGCCGGTAGAAGAGACTGGACAGGGAGAATAACCTGATAAAAATAATTTTTGGAGGTAAAAAACATGCCTGATGGAGATAAGCATGTATCCCTGGCTGGGTTGAAGGCAGTTTACGATATTATTGATGATAATCTTGATAATTTAAATAGCGCTGTTGATGCACTCAATGCCGTTGTTGGTGTGCCTGAATGGCCTGTATCCGGCAGTGCGTCAACTAACGACAGCAGAAACGGCGTATTATTCAGCGGTTTGACGCTGGAGCCAAATACCAGCTATGTACTGACCGGAAGGCTGGACAGTGCTGCATCGGCGAAAGCATACATCTATGTCAGGGACAGTCAGAATACTAATATTGTCGTTATGCCAATCAATATTGGAGACACAGAAAGAACAGGATCTTTTACAGTGGATTCTCATCTGGATGATGCCCATGTTGATTATGCGCTGAACAATGCCAATCACACGGTTTCGGTGGAACTGACAATGGCAACCCTGCCACTGGATAATGTTACGTCCATCGAGAGGGATGTATCGGAAATTAAGACCGATATTTATAAGACACTCCCATTGACCCAGTTGTATATTGCATTCGGGCAATGGGCGATCAAAGGAAACGATGGGAGCAGAAATTTCAGCAAAACGCATATGCTGTCGACCGTTGAGTATTTGCCGGAATATATCAGAAGCCTGACCGTAGCAGATGACGCAACTGATTATTATTTCAGACTGTGTGCATGGAATAAAACAACGGGCGAATACGTCGGCATGTGGAACGGCGATGGCCATGGTTTTGTAAAAACAGGGTTTGTCGAGTCGCGTACAAATCTGAAAAGCGCAGTATTATCTGAGTTTGGCGATTATAACTATAAAATCACAATTCTTGGCCCATACGAAGAAAATGAAACGATGCCCCTTGCCGATGCGTCCAATGTCTGCGGCTATGCCATGCTGATGGATATTCCAAAGAACGAGGATGAAGAAGTTTCGCCGGAAAACTATAAAGGCAGGGAAATCTGCGTATTTGACGATATCCTGTGCATCGGTGACTCGATTATTGCAGGCGGTGGGCCGGATCCGGATATCACTCCAAATCCAAACAATGCTACACGGACAGTTCCAGCCGGTACATATTCGATTCCTGCGATGCTGACAAAAATGTACGGCATGAAAACAACCAACATGGGTGACAGCGGCCTTACATCCAGATCATGGTACACCACGTATTCCGGGCGAAGCTGGAGCGGGCATGATGCCGCTATTATCCGAATTGGCAACAACGACTGGAGCTACAGCGAATCCGATGGCGAAGATCCGGACGGGTGCGCTGAACTTAGTGACCAATACGTAAGGCTGATTATTGCCAAGCTGAAAGCAGATAACCCCGGCATCAGGATTTTCCTGTGTACGCTCAACAAGTCCAATTCAACGGATCGCCTTGCCCAGTACCGTGTCCCAATGATGACCAAGTTCCGTGAAATTGCGGAGGAAGACCCGTCCGTTTTTCTGGTCGATACCAATCTTCACAGCAATTACGACCCTATCGGCGGTTATTATAACGGCCATCCTACCGCTATTGGCTATCAGTTGATGGCGCAGGATATCGGGAGCATCATTTCGTACATTATCGCCCACGAAAACGAGAAGTTTAAGTGGGTCAAATTCATCGGTACTGAGTACGCCGTTACGGACGATGTAACACCAGGGCCGGATGACGAAAATGACGTTGGTTGATGGAAATAATAAGTGAAAGGTGGTGATGCTATGCAGGAAACGGTCACCGGATATATACGTTCTCATACCGTTCCTCAGTAGCATCGCCCCGGAAACGGGGCTGAAATGTGGTTGTTCATTACGCTGATCCTGTGGCTTGTGTACTTCACAGGGTATTACTTCGGAATGAAGAGCAAACAGGAAACTATTATGGACAAATGGACTGAACTACGAGAAACCCTCCAAGAACTGCATGAAGCTAATTCAGATAAGCCTGACGTTGAGAACGTAACGGGGTTTCTGCTGAATCTCATGGATGTTCTTGACGGTAAACGTAACGAATAGGAAACAATAAGTTACTGAGGAGGTGATCCATTGGTCACCGCAGAGCAGTTTATTGAAAAAGTAAAAATTCCGCTTCAGGAACACTGGGGCTATATTTATGGCACCTGGGGATCCATCTGGACGGCCCAAAAACAGGCCACAGCCACAAGAGCCCAGACAGTTGCCGATGGCAAAAAATGGATTGGCAAGATGGTAACGGACTGCTCCGGCCTTGTTCGGTGGGCGCTTAAGCAACTTGGCGTAGATACGGTTCATCATGCTACTTATTTATATACTGACTGGTGTAAAAACAAAGGTAAATTAGTCCATGGCGTTCGGTCTGATTATGAGCCGTTGAAACCTGGATCCCTCGTCTTTATTCAGGGCAGCCAGCCCAAGATTCATCATGTCGGCGTATATATCGGAGATGACGTAGTCATCGAAGCACGGGGCACCAAGTATGGCGTCGTCACCAGTGACCTGAGTCGTTGGGATCACTGGGGCGAACTGAAGGTTGTGGACTATACGAACAGCCCAGAAAATATTGTCAGGGGTGATATTTATATGCGCGCAAAGATTGTGAACGTAACGACTTCTCTGAATATCCGGTCCGGTGCCGGAAAACAGTTCCCGATCCTGTTCCGTCTTGATAAAAACACAATTGTGGATGTCCTTTCCAAAGACGGAAACTGGTGGCAGGTTCAGTGCAACGGCCGGATCGGATGGGCCTGCGCTGACTATCTGATGGCATTGGACGAGCAGAAGGATGCTGTTTCGGAAATGTCCGCTGTCAAGAGCACCGAAAAGATCAAGACCACACTGCAGCTGATGCGGGCGTCTATCAACGCTCTGTACGATGAGCTGGATCAGCTGGAAGAAATGATTGGCAAGCTGTGACCGTCTCCTGAAAAATGGGGTGGTTCCGTTGGGTGTATAAGCTTTGTACGCACGTTTCATTTCTTCGCAAAAATTTAGGGAGGAAAAATCATGACTGGTGAAAATGGTAACATGATGTACATGCCTGTGGTGCCTCAGTATGGTATGAACGGCAACGACGGCGGTATGTTCGGCGGCAACTGGATGTGGTTTCTGCTGGTCTGGATGGCCATGTTCGGTTGGGGCGGAAACGGCTTCGGCTTTGGCAATGGCGGAGGTGTCGGCAATGAAGTCCAGCGCGGTTTCGATCAGGCTTCGCTGACGAACGGCATCAACGGCATCCAGAATGCTTTGTGCAATGGGTTCGCCGGCGTCAATCAGGGCGTTGCGAACGGTTTCGCCCAGGCTGAAATCGCTGCCAACAGCCGTCAGATGGCAGATATGAACCAGCAGTTTGCCATGCAGAGTGCTCTGCAGAATTGCTGCTGTGAAAACCGTGCCGGTCTGGCAGATCTGAAATATACGGTCGCCACGGAAGCCTGTGCGGACAGGAATGCCATTTCTTCTGCCCTTCGCGACGTACTGGAAGCCAACAATGCTTCTACCCAGCGGATTCTTGACACTATGTGCCAGGATAAGATCGATCAGAAAAATGAGCGGATCGCCGAACTCCAGCAGCAGCTCCAGATGGCTCAGCTGGCGGCTTCTCAGGGCGCTCAGACGGCTGCGATCCTGGCGAATAACGAAGCTCAGACTGCCGCGCTCGAACGCTACCTGGCTCCGACGCCGATTCCCGCCTACATGGTTCAGAACCCGAACTGCTGCGGCCAGTTCAATTACGGCTGTGGCTGCGGGGCCTGACGGTCCGACAATCATATAGGGCCGGTCTCAGGGAGGCTGGCCCTTATCTGTTGATTTGGAGGGTGATATTTGATGGCTGAGTATACCTACAATGAAGTCCAGCTTGTCCAGCCCGGCGCTGCGGCAGTGCTGAATACAGCGATCGGCTGCAACAAAGGCTATGTCCTTCACCGTCCCGGCAGCGGCATTCTGACGCTTCGGGGAATCACGAAGGATCCGTGCTCCCAGAAAGCGCGTTACCGTGTTTCTTTTGACGGCAACATTGCCGTGCCTGAAGGGGGAACCGCCGGTGAAATTCAGCTTGCGCTCGCCATTGACGGTGAGATCGTTCCTACGAGCATTGCTGCCGCGACGCCGGCCGCCGTGAGTCAGTATTGGAATGTGGCCGGTTTTGCAATCATTGACGTTCCGAAGGGCTGCTGCTATACGGTGTCGGTCGAAAACGCTTCTGTAAGCGCTGATCCGGCAACTACGCCTGCACCGGCCCTGAATCTGAGGAACCTGAATGTTGAAGTTTCCCGTCAGGCTTAAGGAGGGCAGTATGGACAAATTTGAAGTGCTTGAAAAGAAAATGTGCATGGAGTTGGAGGCCATTGAGCAAAAGCTCCAGGCCGGAGCTGAGATGACCGAAACCGATCTCAAGCGCGCGGACATGCTGGCCCACGCCATGAAGAGCCTGGCTACTTATAAGGCAATGAAAGACGCTGAGGAATACGAAACCGACGGTGATATTTCTGGAAGGCGTGGGCGTGGCATGAACGGACGCTACGTCAGCCGGGATGGCGGATCCAGTTATGCAGATGGGTATTCACGAGGTTACTCTGAGGCTATGAACCAGAGCGGGCATTGGAACTATCCTACCGTTCCTGACTATTTCAGGCGGTGATATTCTCGCATCCGGAACACGCCATATATTGAGGACAAGACAATATATGCCTCAATATATTAAAAAGGAGGACCGCATCCTATGTTTGACTTTCTCGACCGACCCGTCCCTGAATGGATGGACGTCAACAGAATCTTAGACAAAAGGAGAAAAAAGAAACAACCTATCAAGTATATGACGGAGAAATACGTCGAGTCCGTATCTATCGAACAAAACCCAAATTGGACCGAAGTGTCCAACACCCTTTGCAAACTATCAACTGCCGAGAAAAACTACTCGGCAAATGACCCGAAACCAAAAATATTCAGTAAGATCCTCAGCATTGCAGGATCTGTCTTTGGAATTGCGTGCATTACGCAACCCGAGAAATTCGACACGTTTGTGTCGAAAGCATGGCCCTTTGTATATAAGGACCGAGATCAAGACTGAGACCACTGAGAGGCGCATGAAAAACATGCCCTCTCTTTTTTTTGCCTGTAGAATCAGTAAATAATGCTATTTTTGGAATGACATCAACAGGTCATCAATGCGGACATCAGTAGCGTAGTCAGTACAGGCATTCGGCCATTATGGCGTTTGCATTGTGTGCCTGTTAGCGTATGCAAATGGCCGGTGATATTTTCAGAAATACCAAAAATATGCCGATTTTGGCATAAAAAGAACCCGTATCCTACAGATACGGGTTTGGCGGAGAAGCCGGGATTTGAACCCGGGCTGCCATTCCTGACACTACTCCCTTAGCAGGGGATAGGAAAACCGCGCAGTACCGGTGATATTTGGCTGTTTTGACATCAGTAGGACATCAATAAGCTTCATTCCACTTTCTTGATCGTATTCATGGCAGCTACAACGTCGCTCGTATCCGGGTGGGCGTATCGGTCGAGCATTTTTGTGCTGGACCAGCGCATGGCACGCTGAATGGTCTGGGGCGCGATGCCCTCGGTGATGGCCAGACGGGTAGCTGTGGAGTGGCGGCAGCAGTATGGCTCCAGGCGACGACAGCCGGCTTTTTCCAGGGCTGCGTAGTAGGCAGCGTACCAGGATTCTTCATTCTGGGTGAAGAGGAAACCGTTGGGCTTGGCGTGGGCGATCAGGTCTTCCAGGACTGGAAGAATGTCTTCCGGGACGACGATCGGAGACTCGCGGCGGACCTTGGTCTTGAGGCCCACGCCGGTGATTTTTTGCTCGGAGAGGTGGATGTTCTCAACGCGCAGGCTCTTGAGTTCGCCAGGCATCATGCCGGTGCAGATCATGACGAGTGGAATGGCAGCATCCATATCGCCGGATTCGTACAATTTCCAGAGCGCTTTCTGTTCATCCACAGTGAACACCTGGCGCTCTTTTTCTTTGAGTTCGGGGAGGACGATGTAGGACGGAATATCCTTGGAGACAAAGCCCTCAGCGCCGGCGAGCTCGAAGAGATGGTTCAGGAGGATCTTGCAATCACGGGCAGTATAGAAGCTGGGGCAGGCGTCAGAGACGATCTTGCGGAGCTCGGCGATGCCGATGGTGTCGATCTGGCGGTAATGGAGCGGTGATATTTTGGCCCAGGCACATTTGTAGGCCGTCTGTTTGCTGTAGGAGAGCTTTGTCATCTCGCTCTTTTTGTAGCTGTTCCAGTAGGCCTGGAGGGTCGGGGTCTTCCGGCGGGCAAGGCCGTTATCTTCCTTCAGCTTGACGCAGTATTCCAGGGCTTCGCGCTTAGTTTTGAAGCCGCCCTTGCTGCGGCGGATCGGCGTAGGGTGACCGTCTTTCTCCTTCCAGCCGACAACGACTCGGGCTTCGTACGTGCGGCCGCGGCGGATGGCCGTGCCCTGGCCGTTACCACGGGTTTTAGGCTTGCGGTCCGTTTTCTGGCGGATCCCGCAGTAACAGCAGTATACGGACGCGTCCGGAATTTCCAGCCGGCATTTGCGGCACAGCATGGGCCTCACCTCCGGTGATATTATACGGGAGCGAAAAAGCGCTGTCAACGCTTTCCTCCTCGCACGAAATACAGGGGGTATTATGAGATAAAAACATCTCACATATCAACTTATTTAGTTAAGGAGGAACACCACTATGAAGAACCAAGAATTCATGATCAAGCACCCATGTATCCGCTCGTTCATTGGCTCAATCAAGAAGTACCCTATTTATGTGATTCTCTATTCTATCTATGCGAATCTCTTACCTATCTATCACAATGCGATTCACAATAGTTATGAAATGAGTTTATCATCTGATTGGATTCCAAAGATTGCAGTCATTGCTGCCGGACCCTGGCTTATCCTGACCGTTATATTCATGATCTATTCACGTAACCCCTATAACAAAATTGGTATTATTATTGAAAGATTTAGTTTTATCATTATTACTATTTTATTATATGCACCCGTAGCGTTATTTATGGACGCTATTTATGGAGAGTTTTTACTTTCCAATCACTTAGCATTAGTAACCGCAATTGCAATAACGTATCTTGCACTTATCGGATATGGAAAATGCAAAAGCATTTACTGGCATCACAAACTCATGAAAATGTATTGTGATTAAAAACTTTTACCCCATTTATATTACAAATGGGGTTTAATTTTTGAAAATCGAAAGGAGAAAAATCATGAAACTTTTTGACAACATCAACGACTTTCTGAACTCCCCTGTACCTACCATGAATGATATCCGTAAAGGATTGATCAAAAAATTTCCAAAAACGCTGCCTCTTCAGATCCGTACAAACTACCAGTATGAAAAAGAAATGAATGAAGAGAAGCAAGATGCCATTTGGGACATTCTTGACATTACGGATTCCTTAGTTGACAGTTCTAAAGATTTGTATCCAAAAATGTTTGATGGAACTTATGATGATGTGACTTTTTTAGAAGCAAAAGATTATATGTATCAGTACAAAAAACTGACACCACTACTGGAAACTTTGGTCACAAGACCATATCAGGATCAGTTTTATAAAATGATCGAAAGAATTGTATTATCCGTTTATAAAGGACCGGACGACCATACCTTGTTTGACATTTACTGCGACTGCGAAGATTTTGTACAAAAATGGAGAGAAAAATCGGAGGACGAAAACTATGAAGAAGAAAACAAATAATTTTATCGGATACACCCTCTGCATGATTCTAGGATTTGCGCTTTTTATCATCAGCGTCGTAGGACTGCACTTCGCATTCCCGATCGAAAATCACTATACCGAAACAGAAGTTAAGTACCTGAAAGAAAACGGATACTTATTTGATAACCCGTTTGAAATGATCGGCCACGATCTGAATAATGCCTGGCTGAACATTCAGGACCTTATGAAAGGAGGTGAATAACTATGCCCCGTAAGCCTAAGCCCTATATGGAATTTGAGACCAAAGAAGACTTTGAAAAATGCTTTGACAGCGTGTACAAATCCGGAAAAGATTCTGGTGCCCGTGAAGGAATAGAGTACACATTGAGTTATATACTTGATGTACTTAACAAATTTCAAAGCTTCGATCCTGATATAATCAGAAATGCTGATTTCATTAGATCTGAGAGAAGTAAGAATGAATTTAAAAAACAGCTTGAATTGCGTGAGATTATTAGCAAATCCGCAGTTGAAGAATATCTTACCAAACAGAAAGCGAAAGAAAATAAAGAATAAAAACCTTGAGCCCCACGCGGGCTCTTTTTTATTATACTCTGGGCCTGCCGGCCCGTTTTTCGGTGAAAACAATTCACAGGATTGTTTTCCGGGCCCTCAAAACCTCGCAAATAAAACATGGCTTATAGTGAAGAGAACATTATATATTTATTTTTGAATATTCATAAGAACCGTTTACAGCGGTTCTTATTTTTTATATACAAAAAATGATAGGAAAGGAGGAAGATCAATGAAGGTCTATGCTGTTGTCGTATTCGAAAAAAGCGACAACGAGCAGTGCTCAGACCGTGAAGGAATTTACGGTATTTTTTCAAATCAGGAAAGAGCGGAAAAAATAGCAAATGATCTCTACATGAAATATGAGTTCAAGGACGGTGATCCCAAGAAATCATATGACTGCGGCGTGTACGAATTTGAACTTGATCAGGAAACTATCAACGAATTCATGAACTGAAAGGAGAAACACTATGAAAGATAACATCAAATTTATGCCTGCCGAAAAAGAAGTTATCAACTTGACGGATGAAGTCTATGAGGCTTTTGGCACGGATGACGCTAAAAAGATACTGGATGAGGTTTCAAAAGAAGCGAACGAATTGGCGAAGTATTTCGAGCTTTCTGATGTCCGTAATTATGTCATTAACCGTATTGTCAATGGCGATAAGCCGAAACAGGCGGCCTGGAAAGCGTTCATCCGGCGTGAAAATAATTGGAGGTACATCGGCTATGGCGACAAATAAACTTAAAACCCTGCTTGGCAGCAGGAATGTCAACACCATCCTGATCGGCCTGATCAAGTATTCCATTCTGTGCCTTTTGTTCCGTTTTGTTAATCCGTGGATCGTTTCGTCTATATGGCTGGTTGTCGCAGCTTTCATTTCTTTCTATATGTTGTGCTGCTTAAAAGAAGAGGAAGGCCTTAGCGCGATGCTCGTAGGAATATTATGCTTTTGCCTTCCTATTGCCGTGCTGCAGGCCATTCTGTATTATTATACTTTTAAATACATTGGCTGGTTTGGCATTCCTGCACTGACGATCGCTAACCTGCTGATGTGGATGTTCATCACGGATGATGAAGACGAGCCTCGCACCAAAACAATCTCCTCTAATGAAGTCGACCAGGAGGAGGTTGAAGAAAATGATGAAGATGATCCTGTGGCTGGTGCAGCACAAGACGTTTCTGCTTGCGATCACGGACCTGATCCTGACGGAGATCCAGAAGACGAAGAGCTTCAAAAGTATTCCGGACGATACGACTGGAATACCGGAGAGCCGATCGAGAGGAAGGAGGCTGAGTAAATAATGTACGCCTATCAGGAATCTACATATTACTTTGATGATTTCAAAGTGGAAGAAAAGGTAGAAAAAAAGATAAAGGTAGACAGTCTTTACAAAGCCTTCGCCCTTATTACTGCCTGGATCGCAACCCATGAGGGCTGCTGGCCTGAGGACCTGTACGAAGACGACGTGCTTGTAGAGATTTGCACTGACATAGAAAATGATATCCAGCATTGTGCGAAAATTTTGTTTTACGAGGACGAACAAGATTCGCACGAAAACCAATCCGTATAATAGAGAATCGGAGTATTAAACCTTGCCGGAGGCCGGGCCCGTCAAAAGGCCCGGTTAGCCGGTGAAATCGTCCAATCGTAGGACACCCGCAAGGGAGACGTGCGTTGGAAGCGCACAGATTCTCTTTTTCTTCGATAAAAAGTCGCAAACGAAACACGGCTTATATTGAAGAAAGGAGGTTGAACAATATGTTCACCAACATCATTATTTTCACAGCTATGTTAGCATTCCTGCCCAAAATTTTCGGACTGCTCCGTAACCTGTCGAACAATGTATTCAATGTTGCAAACGAAGGTATCAACTCCTGGTTCAAAAAACCCGAACAAAAGAACCCGAACCCATTCGACCCAAACAAGTGAATGGAATGAGCGCCTAACAAGCGCTCATTTTTTATTTCAAAAATAATTGTCGCAGACGACAATTATTATATTTTTACATTGATGAAGGAGGACATCATCATGGCAAACATAGCAACAATTCCGGTCAGCAGAGAGAAGTTCGACGCGATCCTGAAGGAACATGGCACCAACTATGCAGCTCTTGCCAGGAAGCTGGGCTTTGGAAATGGATCCATCAATCACGGGTCTTCCCGCGGATACTTCAGCCGGTCCATGTGGGTGGCGATCAGCAAGGAGTTCGACATCACGCTGGAAGACATCGCTCCCGATCCGGAACCCGAACCCGAACCTGAACCTGAACCTGAACCTGAACCAGTTCCGGAAATTCCCGAAGTTACCGTTCCTGATCCGGTGCTGGACCCGAATGATATCGGATCCCGTTTCAGCCTGTTCAATGACGAAGAACTGGAAATCCTCAACATGTTCAAAGGCCGGGTGGACGAAGTGATCGAGCTGCTCAAACAGCAGCGCAAGGTAGTCAGCGAGGAGACGCTCGCCCAGGGCTTCAACTGGGGCATGGAGATGTTCTGGTCAAATCACAAAAAGGAAATCCAGGATTTGATTGTCAAGAACATCAAGGGCGCGGTGTTCGCCGGCAACCTGGAAGCGTTAAAGAAACACGACGACATGCTGGACGAACGGTATCCGTACCGCGAATACATCATGCCTGTTGATAACGGGAGGCCGGAACGGTGACAAAAGCAATCGCATCCGCTATCGGAAAATTTATCGGCCGGATTGACGGATACCTGCTGGCGCGAAGGCTGATCAAAACCTGCAGGGTCTTCGGCTGGGAAGACAAGAATGAGATCGCCGACTTCATCAGGGCGATCATGCTTCAGATCGAGCACAAACATTACTGCGTGCCCATGTTCATGGAGGAGGATGATAAGAAATGATCATCGCACGGCCCGGTTATGAGATCATCACTGACATTTCCATGTATGCCACCGAGGAGCTCATGGATATTGAGCTGGCGGCACGGAACTGCTATAAGTCCGAAGGCCTGATCAAGGACCAGGGTGAGAGCGCCAAGGACCTGATCAAACGGCTGATTGAAAACGGACATGAGGCCATGCTGGAATTCAAAGACATTGAGGTCCGCTTCATCTGCGACCGCGGTGTCAGTCATGAACTGGTTCGCCACAGGCTGGCCAGCTTCTCCCAAGAATCAACCAGATATTGCAATTACTCCAAAGACCGGTTCGGCAACCAGATCACGGTGATTGAACCGAGTTATCTGAAGCCCGGTACGAACGCATATGCCGCCTGGTTCTTGGCCTGCGGACACGCGGAAAAAGCCTATATGAAAATGTTGGAGGACCATTGCTCGGCCCAAGAGGCCCGCTGCGTCCTTCCGACCTGTCTGAAAACGGAACTGTTCATGAAGGCCAATTACCGGGAATGGCGTCATATTCTCAAAGAGCGTACGAGCGCTCATGCCCATCCGCAGATGAGGGAGCTGATGCTCCCCCTGCTGGTGGAACTTTATAACCGGATCCCTGTGATATTCGACGACATCTATGCCCTGCGCTTCGGCAAAGAGGATGAACGCACTTACCAGATCAATATGGATCAGGTGCTCAACAAGAAGGCTTTGGAGGAAGCATTATGTCAAATCGACGTCAAAGAAGACAGCTGAGCCGCTATGGGCTCGGGCAGCAGATGATGGACGAAGCTGCCACCAAGCTGATGAACAACACCAAGACCATGGCCTACCGCCTGGCATTCGGCGGCATGATGAAGGCCCTGGCAGATCATTGGGGATTCGGGAAGGAACAGCTGGACGAGCTGGCTATTTATACTGTGCTGAACATCAACACCGCTGTCACCCCGACGGACCTGCGCGATGAGCTGCTGGAGCTGACGGGGTTTGACGTGGACAGGCCCATTGAGGCTGAGAAAATCGGAATTGAGGTATAGAAAAATGACCAATGAAGAAATTTTCAAAGAGTTTGAACGAATGAGCAGCATCCTGTCCAAAGAAATCAACAATGCAGGCACATTGAGATACGTGTACCTCGAAAAAAAAGATGCTGCTGAAGTCCTTATGCTGATCAATATTTTAAAAGTTCTCATGGAACATCTGGGTGATCCTTCCGAGGACTTTAATGTTGACGAACAGATGGAAAAAGTTCTTTCCGGGTGTGGCGTCAATTTTGATGAGTTCGACAATCTTGGTCCGGATATCGGAGACGATATAACTTCAGCCGATTACAGTGAGATCAAGTTCGATAAAAAACCAATCCTGGAACCGGAGGGCGACGACCATGTCAGACAACAGTAACGAAGAGTATATGAAGGAAGTGCTGTACTGCGACTACTGCGCCCGCTGCAAATACCGCAACGAGCCGGAAGAGGAAGAGCACTGCGAGGAGTGCCTCAAACAGCCGTACAATTACAATTCCCACAGACCCACGGAGTTCGTGGAAGCATGATGCGAACGGATTAAGTTCGTCCTGTGAGGCGCCATCCGTTTTTATATTCCAACCAAATCAAGGAGGACCGCCATGGCAGAGAACATCATTCTCAACGAAGCAGAAGAAGAGAACAAAAAGGAACTGGACCTGAACATCGACGCGGATGTCAACCAGAGCTGGTCGGACGAGGCCCGGATCCGCGAGGCGGAGCTGAGCCACGACCTGGCCACGCAGAAGCTGGACTTTGAGAAAGAGCGTTATTATAACGCGATCCCCAAGTCTGACAAGGAAATCGAGCTGATGTACGCTTACAAGAACCGCCTGCTGGATAAGCGGATCGCGGACGAAGCGTACAAGCGCAGCCCGGAGCACAAGCGAGAACAGTATACGGTCGGCGGGGTGATCCTGTTGGCCGGAGCCGCTGTTCTCCGCTGGATGTGGAATGCCCTGAAGGGAGGAAACTGAAATGACCAGGGAACAGGCTTTGGTAATTGGCCGCCAGCTGGCCGATACCGTCTATCCGGAAATGATGACGAACATTTTCCGGCTGTCCAAAGGGGGGTTCACTCTCCCCCTGATGACGGATATTGTCCGGTATCTGAACATGCTGTCCGATCTTCCCAATGTTCTGGATCCAGAAGAGGATCCGAAGCTCCAGATAATCCGGCAGGACCTGGTGCTTTATATCGAAGAAACGATCGATCGGGTGCTCCGGATGTTTGAACAGGCTGACGACAAAGTCATGTGCTTCCGGCTGCGAAATGCCATATTCTCATTGGACGGAATACGGCGTATGTTCTTCAATTATGCTGAAGAAAAATTCCCGGGCGAGAAAACTGAACAGAAACAGGAGGTTCAGGAAGATGAACGAGAGCCTGAAGAAATTCATTAATCTGGCGGACTGGGCCAAAAAGCAGACGGTTGAAATCCTGGATGTGATCGGGAAACTGATCCAGTTCAAAAGCGCTGGGTGTCTTGATCATGGCGCAGAGCAGTATTCGTATCTTTTCAATGTTGATATTGACAGGCGGATGAGCTGCCTGCTCAGCACGATCATGAATCTCGGCATCAAAACCATCAACATCGGCCCGTTCAAAGAATTGCTGAACGGCTATTATTATGCCGACCGTTATCTGGAAGATCACGTGATCGATAACAGCAAGATTTCCGACGGAAAGATCAGCCGCAATGAGCTCGAGATCATTTACCGGGAGTTGTCCAAGCAGTTCGCCATGATGAGGGACGACCTCGACGAGCTTGTCCGTGACATCAAGAAGGAGACGAAAACCGAATGAACATTTTCGGCTATGTGGAACCGGTACTGAAACTGGCCCGAAAGCATCTTCCGGAGGTCGCCATCTGGACAGGTACTGCGCTGGAGGGAGCGGCTGTGATATTCGGCATCAAGGAAACGCCAAGCGCCATAGCCCTTCTCGAGCAGAAAAAACCGGAAACGCTCGCCCAGAAAGCAGAGATCGTCATTCCGGCATATTGGAAAACGATTCTCTGTTTTACAGCCGGCACCATCCTGATCCTGACCGGCAACCATCTGCACCTGGAACGGACGGCCATCGCCCTTGGCATCGCGGCCACCCAGAAAGATAAACTGATGGCCATGACAGAGGAAACCAAGAAGCTCCTGGGTCCCAAAAAGATCCAGGAGCTGGAGGAGAACGTTGAAGCCCGGAAGATCGATATGAAAAAAATCGAAGAACAGACGCCGGTCAACCTGGGTGGCGATCAGCTGTTTGTCTGCAGCTGGAACAACTTCGCGTTTTATAGTACGGTCGAGAAAGTCAAGGATATGGCCAGTGAAATCCTTCGGGAAACCATGGCCTGCAAATGCATCGACCTGTACGATGTGGAAAACATCATGCAGATCCCCAGCGTCAACGGAGAGTACAAGAAAGGATGGAATATTGACCATCCCCCGGTGCTGAAAATTGCCGGGTGGAAAGATGGACCGAACGGACGGCCGATGGGCATCCTGACTGTCACTCCGGATCCCGAACCCGGATGGGTCATTGACAGCGGCTATCTGTTCTGAAAACTCGCAGTTAAAACACGCTATATATTGAAGATAAGGAATCTTCAATTATAAATTTTAAGGAGGACACAACCATGTCTAACCCCAATCCTAATCCCAATCCTGTACCCACCGTCGCCATCAAAGTTATCGACTTTGATAACCCCGAAACCCAGAAGCTCGTCGCCGCTCTCAAGGACGCGAAGAAGCCCAAGAAGCCGAGCTGGACCATCAAACTCAAGGACCAGGTCGCATATGACCAGGCATACCTTGAGTACCAGTACCAGCTCTACGCTTGGGAATTCGCGAACAACAAGCCCCACGCGCCCACTGTCGGGACCTATCTCAAGGTCGTTGGCACCGCACTGCTGGCCATCGGAGGAGGAGTAGGACTCGTGAAGTCTTTTAACAAAGAAAACAACTCCACCGAAATGATTCCCGAAACCACTTCCACCAACGACGATGTGATCGAATGATCCCATCGGCAAGCCTTGTGTGAAACATCACAAGGCTTTTCTTTTTTATTTTTAGGAGGAAAAGTGAATATGACGTTATTCAGGAAAGCAGCAAAGCCCGTATGCGAAGAGATTGTAACTGTCACCACGACGGAAGTTTCCAAACGGATTGATGATTCAGCCGAAGGCATCGGCGACATCCTGGAGCTTGGTATCATGGCCGTGGCGCTGGTCGCCTCGATCGTCCTGCCGCATAACCCGCTGACCCATGCTGCCACCAGCCTGTTGGCGATTCCGCGCGGTGTGGAAATTACAAAGATTATTAAATTTTAACGGAGGACAGCATGAACACATTCTACAAAAAGATATTCCGCGGCGGAGTTCTGGTCGGTGCTATGTTTCTGGCTGACGGGGCGGTGACCCTGCTGTGTCCCGGCGTCAAGGGGCTGACGAAAGGTGTTGTCTGCCTGGCCAGCGTGACCATTTTTGGGGCGGCTGCTGATATTGGCAGCAAACATGCACTGGAAGTGCTGGAAAACGCCAGCAATAAGCTGAAGGGAGTTTGAACATGGCGGAAGTAAAACTCGGAAAACTGCCCGGTCAAAGCAAGCCTATTGAAGTCAAAACCCTTGTGGACTCCGTGGAAATGCAGAAGGCGCCGATGGGCAAACGTCTGTTCCACGCGTTCTTCATGGTGGACAGTCCGAAGCAGATCCTGGATAATTTATTATTCAAAGTCACGGTGCCAAGCATCAAGCAGCTGATGGAAAACCTGTTCAACCGGGGGATCCACATGCTGTTCTTCGGAGAGGACTCACTGGGGACGCCTTCCCAGACGGTCAGCAGCAACCAGAGCTTTGTGAGCTACGGCTCCTTCTTTAACGGAAGCGGGCAGGGCAATACGGCAGAACAGGCCCTCAAAGTCCGGACACTGACAGATTTTGATATGCCGATCATTAAGCCGACATCTGAAAACCCTGATGCAGAAAAACAGGCCAACCTGGTAATTGCCCAGATGCGGGAACTGATTGGATTAAGGGCGCCGAACGGGTATGCCAAAGTCAGCGAACTGTACCAGAGCGTCGGACGCAGCCCGGAATTTACGGATGATTACTATGGCTGGTACGACCTGAGCGCTGCCAAGGCCGTTCCTCTCGGAGACGGACGATACCTGGTGCAGATGCCCAAGGCGGTGATGCTCAAGTGAAAGCCCATGAATACCTGGCCCAGCACGGCGACAAGATCTTCAAAGAAGCCCAGAAAGGCAAAACGGATGAGCTCAGCTATGTGTTTTCATTGTTTTCCAGTGAAATTATGGATATTGCAAAACAACGACATGTCACGACCAAGGACGGGCTGATGCGCGTCGTGGAGGAGCAGAACCTGAAATGGAATGTGTTCGCAAGGAAATTCAGGGAAAAATACAGCTACGGCATCATCCGGAAAGACGCCATCCGCACCGCCTTTCAGGGAGAGGTGGAAAGCTTATAGCGCATTACATTATTGATTTGTGGCCGGTCTCCAAGCATACCGGCAGGATATCAAACAACGTTTCCTACGACAGGAAACGGGACAATCCATGGTACCTGATGCAGCATGAGATCAGCACAAGGCTTGATGAACTGATCGATAAAAAACTACATATCGAGGAACAAACAGATGGCACTGACCAACGAGAAATGGCCGAAACTCCGGCCGGAGAACATGGATGACGACGGCGCCAGGGCGTTTGCCTGCGCGATCCTGTTTACCGCAGCGCTTGATTATTATGAAGTATGCGATCATCCGATGAATGAGTATTACCCTGATAACTATCTGGTTCCATGTACGATTCAGCAGCTCAAAACAAGGCGGCTGCTGGAATGGTTCTTTGACAGCGAGCTGTTCTTTGTGATATCCGATATAGAAAAAAAGACTTTCGTCGGAACCATACAAAAAATGAAAAAGAACCGCGTTCCATTTCCTAAAAAAATAGAAGATCTGAAAAGGAGAAAAAAATGATCGGATTCTGGATGGGGCTGGCCAAAGTTGCCGGCGCTACCGTTACACGGGCTGTAGGCAGAATTACGTTTGCCTGCATGCGGCACGCACCGGAGATCCTGATGGGCGGAAGAATTATCCTGACGGCTGCCGGCACTGTGACCGCTTGCAAGGCTGCGGTATCCGCCCAGGACATACTGAAAAAATATGAGGAGGACGAAAAAAAGATCAAGCTGGCTGCTGAGATCATCAGGGAAAAGCAGGAACTCTACCTGAAGGTCCAGCAGAAAGAGCCTGATAAACTGGAAGAGTACAGCAAAAAGAGAGACGAAAACGGCCACCCGATGATCATGGCGCCCAGCGAGTATACACCGAAGGACTATAAGATGGAACTGCTGAGGCTCAAGGCCCGGTTCGCCAAAGACATGGGCAAGAAGTTCGCGCTCTCTATCGGCCTGTTCGGCATGGCCTTTGTGTTTGACCTGATCGGATATCGGATGTATACGAGCATGATCGCTTCCCTTGCCATGACGTGCAGCAGCCTGCAGCAGATCGTCAGAGCCCAGCAGGCAAAGATCGACCAGCTGACCGGGATCGCCCCGCCTTCAAATGCGGTGCCGGTGGAAGCGACGGTGACGGACGAAAATGGAAATGAAGTGCCAGCACATGCGGAGACCGTGGAGCTGGAGGATCCGAACGACCAGTTTGAAATTTTCTTTGGCGAAGGATGTGCCAACTGGTCGAAAGACAGGACGTATAATCTCCGGTTCCTTGAAGGAGTACAGCAGGATATGAATAACCTGCTTGCCTGCAGGGGATTCGTCACCATGAACGATCTTGGCCAGGCACTGGATAAGGACAACTTTGTGCCCAAGAGAAGCTGGTACGGCTGGGGCTGGGTAAACAAAGGAATGTCTTATGACGACATTAAGGCCGGTATGTCCTACCGGATCAGTCTCGGTATTGACAATCCGATTAACGACGGCGTAACCGAGTTCATTCTGCGCCCGAACCTCGACGGCTTTATCCTGGCGGAAATTCCGGAAGATGAAGGACTGCATGAGGCCGATCAGAGGAAGGGCCTGTTCAGCAACCTGAACGGCAAGTTTGACCTCCATAAACTGATGAGGAGGTAAAATATGATCCGGCTGTTATTCTTTCTGGCCGGCATGGGCGGAGGATGGCTGTTAAAAGGTCTGGTGGATAAAAAGACAGACCAGGCAGCCGTTCCGACCGTCGTGCAAGCGCCGCAGCAGATGAGTGATATGAGCCTGACAGACTGGGACGCAGTTTCCGAAGAACAGTTTGCAATGGCCGAATCTCCTCCGGAAGATGTTCCGGACGAAATCGAGGTGCCGCCTCTTCCCTTTGAAGAACCAGAGACAGAAGAGGAAGACGAGGATGAGGATGATCATCCGAACGGCTTCCACCCCGTGCTGGACGCGCCGAGGATCGAGATCATCACGGAAGGCCAGTACCTGGATGCATACTTCGCTTATGGCAAGGACACTTTGTTATATTTCCGAAATATCGACGAGCTGACGTTCAGTGACGAGGACCGGGTGGACGACAAGAATGCCCTGGTTGGAAAAGACCTGGATCAGCTGTTTAACCTGTACGGGCGGGAAGGTGTCATATACGTGCGGAATAACCGGCTCAGCATCGACTTTATGATCGAAGCAAGGGACGGCAAACCTTACTGGTACGAAAGCGAGTGAGCTTATGGACTTAAAAAACAGATACTTTTATTGGTTATGCGGGAGGGGCCACATGGCCTCTCCTTTTTTGTTTTTGGCGCGCACCCTGCACCAGCGGGAGTTCTCCGCGGTGATCAAAAAGGACATCAACCGGATCAACGACGGACGTCTTTTCAGGCAAATGTTCCTGGATGAGCTGGGTCTTAAAAACAAGGAGCGGGACGAGGCGCTGGAAGAGATCTCCGTCCCGGAGTGCACAGTGCTGGAGCTGCTGATCGGCATTGCGGAGCGACTCAACTTCATGTACCTGGACAGCCCGTATGATAAACCTGTGGGCGACTGGATGCACGAGCTGCTGAGCAACCTGCGGCTTGGGTATATGACAGACGCAGTGCTGACAGAATTTCCGGAATATGTGCAGACGGCTGAAAAAATTATGCATATGCTGATCGAGCGGACGTTTGACGCGGACGGAAAGGGCGGAATGTTTCCACTGGATCACCCGAAACGGGACCAGCGTACGATCGAAATCTGGGAACAGATGGCAGACTATTGCGCCGAAAACTACGATATGAATTGAGGAAGGCTGTGACAGTTGTGACACTTTTGTTTTTGACTGCTCCGGATTCTGTGACACTTTTTTTTCACAAAGTGTCACAATGTGACGGTTTCAAAAAAAAGTGTAACAGCGAAAATGCCTGATATATCAGCGTTTTTGTACGCTTTGTGACATTGTGACACTTTTTTTCACTAAACTTTATTAAGAGAAAAAATAATATATAGAAAAGTTTATTCTGTGACGAAAAAACGTCACAAGTGTCACAGACCCGGAAAGGAGTATATTCCGCTGTGGACTTTTACACGATCAAGGAAAGAAGTCTGAAAAACGGCGTCACGGAAGTTTATCCCGATTTCCGTGTAGGCCGTTCGAAAGATTTGATGGTCCGCGGCAAGTCTTTCTATGCAATATGGGACGCGGAAAAAGGCCTGTGGTCTACGGATGAGTATGACGTTCAGCGGCTTGTGGATAATGAGCTGAGCAAATATGCCGAAGACCGCAGGGAGCGCGGAGACGGAGCCGTGCATGTGCGTTACATGAGCGGCTTTTCTTCCAACAGCTGGGTGCAGTTCTGCAATTATGTTTCTCACATGCCGGATTCCAGCATCCAGCTGGACGAGAAGCTGACCTTCTCAGATACCAAGGTGAAGAAGACGGACTATGTGTCCAAGCGTCTTCCCTATGCCATGGCACCAGGGGACATTTCCGCTTATGATGAAATGATCGGTACTTTATATGCCCCCGAAGAACGGGCCAAGCTGGAATGGGCCATCGGCGCCGTACTTGCCGGGGACGCCAGGAACATCCAGAAATTTATAGTGCTCTATGGTCCGATGGGCACGGGCAAAAGTACGGTTATCCGGATCATCGAGAAGCTGTTCCAGGGCTACTGGACAACTTTTGAAGCAAAAGCCCTGGTATCATCCAGCAATGCGTTTTCCACTGAGGTGTTCAGGAGCAATCCGCTGGTGGCAATCCAGCACGATGGCGATCTGAGCAAAATCGAGGACAATACTAAGCTCAACTCCATCGTCTCCCATGAAGAGATGACGATGAACGAGAAATACAAACCAAGCTACACAGCCAGGGTGAACTGTTTCCTGTTCCTGGGCACAAACAAGCCAGTCAGGATCACAGACGCCAAGAGCGGTATCATCCGCCGGCTGATCAACGTATCGCCGACCGGTAAGAAACTGCCGCCCAAGCGGTATCATGCCCTCAACGGGCAGATCGAATTTGAGCTTGGCGCCATCGCGCAGCATTGTCTGGATACTTACCGGCAGATGGGTAAGTATTACTATGAGGACTACCGTCCGATGGACATGATCTTTCAGACGGACACGTTCTTTAACTTTGTGGAGGCATACTATGACAATTTTAAAAAAGAAGACGGCGTGTCCCTTGGGCGGGCTTATGACATGTACAAGACGTACTGTGATGAGGCCCTTGTCGATTTTAAGCTGCCGAGGCACAAGTTCCGGGAAGAGCTCAAAAATTATTTCAAAACGTTTTCCGATGTGACGCGGCTGGATAACGGTAAGCAGGTGCGCAGCTGGTACAGCGGGTTTGAGACCGGAAAGTTCGAGCGGAAGCCCAAAGAGAAAGAGCCTGAAAAACCTCTGGCCCTGATCATGGACCAGACAGAGAGCCTGCTGGATCAGATGCTTGCAGACTGCCCGGCCCAGTATGCCTATGGAAAGGATGACAAGCCGGAGAAGGCCTGGGACAATGTTCTGACCAAACTTTCAGACATCATCACCACCAGGGTTCATTATGTACTTGTTCAGGCCATGTTTCCGAATCTGATCTGCATCGACTTTGACCTCCGTGATGAAAACGGAAACAAGGACCAGGTAAGGAATCTGGAAGCAGCGTCAGCCTGGCCTCCGACTTATGCCGAGTACAGCAAGAGCGGGGCGGGCATCCATCTTTATTATATTTATGACGGGGATGTCGGCCAACTGAGCTGTATTTATGATGAGGGCATAGAGGTCAAGGTATTCACCGGAAAACAGTCCCTGCGCAGGAAACTGAGCTACTGCAACAACGTACCGGTTGCTACGATCAGAAGCGGTTTGCCGCTCAAGGAGAAGAAAGTGATACAGTTTGACGGCGTAAAAAGCGAGATGCAGCTCAGGAGCCTGGTGATCCGTGCGCTGAATAAGGAGATCCCGCCGTTCAGCACCAAGCCGGCCATCGATTTCATTGACAAAATCCTGAGCGATGCATACAAAAGCGGGATGGTCTATGACCTGACTGATCTCAGGCCAAAGGTTCTTGTTTTTGCCAACAACTCGACCCATCAGGCGTCCTATTGTGTAAAAAAGGTATCCGGCATGAAGTTCAGCTCTGAAGTGATGCCGGAAAACAAGGAAAAATACGAAAGCGACGACCTGGTATTCTTTGACTGCGAGGTATTTCCGAATCTGCTGCTGGTTAACTACAAATATGCCGGCACCAGTAGTTGTGTCCGGCTGATTAATCCGGAGCCTGCCGATATTGAAAAACTGTTTCACATGAAACTGGTTGGGTTCAACTGCCGCCGGTATGATAATCACATCCTGTATGCCCGCTACATCGGCTACAGCATAGAGGATATTTATACTCTGTCCCAGCGGATCATCAAAGGCAGCAAGAATGCGATGTTCAGCCAGGCCTATGACATCAGTTACACGGATGTGCTGGACTTTTCCAGCAAAAAACAGAGCCTCAAGCTGTTCGAGATCGAGCTGGGCATCCATCATCTGGAACTCGGACTGCCCTGGGATCAGCCGGTGGACCCCAAAGAATGGAGCCGCGTAGCAGAATACTGCGACAATGACGTGTTTGCCACGGAAGCAGTATTTAACGCCCGAAAAGGCGACTTTGTCGCCAGGGAGATTCTGGCCGAGCTGGCCGGCATGACAGTCAACGACACAACCAACAGCCTGACCACCCGTATTATATTCGGCAAGGACAAGAACCCGCAGAGCAAGTTCAACTACAGGAACCTCGGGGACACAACCCAGACTTGCGTTGAATTGTTTGGTGACAGGTATTCTCTTTTTGCCGATGGAAAACCGGTGTTTCCAGGGTATACGTTTGAAAACGGCGTGTCCCGTTACCGGGATATGGAAGTAGGCGAAGGCGGGCTGGTTTGGGCAGCGCCCGGCATGTACCGGTTCACGACGACGTTTGATGTCATGTCCATGCACCCGAGCACAATCAGGGCAGAAAACCTGTTTGGGCCGTATACGGATAAATTCAACGAGCTGCTGGATGTCCGTGCCGCCATCAAGCACAAGGACTTCGACAAAGTCCGCACCATGATGGACGGAAAGCTGGCCAAGTACATGGATGATCCAGGACTTGCCAAGAACCTGTCCCAGGCGCTCAAGATCGCGATCAATTCTGTATACGGGCTGACGGCAGCATCTTTTGAAAACCCGTTCCGGGATCCGAGGAACAAGGACAACATTGTGGCCAAGCGTGGCGCGCTGTTCATGTGCAACCTGCTTCACGCTGTACAGGACAGGGGCGGACAGGTGGTACACATCAAAACGGACTCCATCAAGGTGGTGGACCCGAGTCCTGAGCTGGTCGATTTCATCATGGAATACGGGAAAGCTTACGGATATACCTTTGAGGTGGAGCACAAGTTTGACCGGATCTGCCTGGTGAACGATGCCGTGTACATTGCACACTGTGCGCCGGACGATCCGGAAGCGAATGATGAGGACCTGAAAAAGCAGCGGATGTGGACGGCCACAGGCAAGCAGTTTCAGGTCCCTTATATTTTCAAGACTTTGTTCAGCAAAGAGCCCATCCAGTTTGACGACCTGTGCGAGACCAGGACGGTGACCACTGCTTTATATCTGGACTGCAACGAGCGCCTGCCGGAAGGAGAGCACAGCTACCACTTTGTCGGGAAGGCAGGGTCGTTCTGCCCGGTAAAAGACGGTGAAGACGGAGGACTGCTGCTTCGGGAAAAGGATGGAAAGTACAGTTTTGTGTCCAGGGCCAAAGGCAGGCGCTGGATGGAGGCTGAGACCATCCGGTCGCTCAACTGGCAGGAGAAACTGGACCGCAGCTATTACCAGGAAATGGCTGACGAGGCCAAAGCGGCCATTGCTGCCTGCGGAGACTATGAATGGTTTGTGGATGTGGATACCCCGCCCTGGCAGATCCCGTGCGGGGATCACAAGTACAGCACATGTTTTGACTGCCCGAGATTCGGGAATTGTGTATTGGCAAACTAAAAGGAGGATATGAATATGGTAAATCAGGATATTTCCATCGCGAATGCAACGATTGGTTTCAGGAACTTCTCCGGTAAGGAAGGCAAGTTCAACCCTGCCGGCAAGCGGAATTTCTGTGTGTTTCTAGATAGTGAAGTAGGCAACCGTCTGGCACAGGATGGCTGGAACATCCGCTGGCTCCGGCCCAGGAGCGAGGACGAGGAAAGCCGTGCTTACCTGCAGGTGGAAGTGAGCTTCAAGAATATTCCGCCTACGATTGTGCAGATCACACACCGCGGAAAGACCAGGCTGGATGAGAGCACTGTCGGCAGTCTTGACTGGGCGGAACTTGCCAATGTGGATCTGATCATCCGTCCGTACAACTGGCAGGTGAACAGCAGTACCGGCGTCAAGGCTTACCTCAAAGCCATGTATGTGACGCTGAATGAAGACGAGTTTGCCGAAAAGTATGATTCGCTGCCGGAAGCGGTGGCGGATCCGTTTTGAGATGCTTGCGCTGAAGCCGTACCAGCGGGATGCCGTTGGACGGATGAAAAACGGATGCATCCTGTGCGGCGGGGTCGGGAGCGGCAAATCGGTTACGGCGCTGACCTATTATTTTGAGAAAAACGGCGGCCGGATGGCGAATGATCACTATACGCCGATGAGCACGGACCAGGATCTTTATATTATCACGACCGCGCGCAAGCGTGACACCAGGGAATGGGAGAAAGAGCTCAACCTCTTTCTCCTGCACCCTGAGCGGAAGGATCTGCCGATCAGAGTTGTGGTAGACAGCTGGAACAATATCGGAAAGTACGCCGGGGTAACCGGCGCTTTCTTTTTGTTGGACGAACAGCGTGTGATCGGACACGGAGCATGGGTTAAAAGCTTTCTGAAGATCGCGAAGCGGAACGAATGGATATTGCTTTCTGCCACGCCTGGAGATTGCTGGTCCGACTACATTCCTGTGTTCCTGGCTAATGGCTTTTACAAAAACAGGACAGAGTTCAACCTGCGTCATGTTATCTACAGCCGATTCGCCAAATACCCAAAGGTGGACCACTATGTGGACTGCGGCCACCTGGCCGCTCTGCGGCAAAGGATCATGGTGGATATGGACTACCACCGGGATACGGAAGCCCATCATGAGGACGTCATCTGCGCCTATGACCGGGACGCCGTGAAAACTGCCATGAAGCTGCGCTGGAACCCATATACCAGGGAACCGATGAAGGATGCCGGTGAGCTGTGCTATGTGATGCGCAGGATCGTCAACACGGACCCAAATCGGTTTGAGATATTAGAAAAACTTATTGACAAGCATAGAGCTATAATTATATTTTATAACTACGACTATGAGCTGGAACTGCTCCGCGGTTTCCTGGCCAAACGGATCGCATTTTCAGAATGGAACGGACACCGGCATGAACCGATTCCGGATGCGGAACGCTGGGCTTATCTGGTGCAGTACACGGCCGGGGCCGAGGGATGGAACTGCGTGAAGACCGACACCATCGTGTTCTTCAGTCAGAACTATTCTTACAAGATCATGGTACAGGCTGCAGGACGGATCGACCGGATGAACACTCCGTTCCATGATCTGTATTACTACCATCTGCGTTCCACCGCTCCGATCGATCTGGCGATCCGGAAGGCACTGAACGAAAAGAAAGACTTCAATGAGAAGAGGTTTGCGAGGTGGTGAGGTTCTTTGCTTCGCTGACAGTTCGCGCCGAAAACAAACCCTATTATGGAGAGGAAGGATCACTACGTGACTTTTATAACCAATCCATCTCTTTTTTGCTTTCCAGAGACTCTGTTTTTTGGCTTAGAGGTCCTTCGCTGCGCTCAGGATGCGCTCGACGGAGCCTCGCTGACACGGGAAGGATCGGCATGAAGAAAGAAAACGAGTACCAGGCTTCCCTGGTGCGTAAGCTCAAGAAAGAATTTCCAGGCAGCATTGTGCTGAAGAACGATCCGAATTACATCCAGGGTGTTCCCGATCTGCTGGTCCTGTACAGGAAACGATGGGCAGCGCTGGAAGTCAAGCGCAGCGCAGACGCTCCGCACAGGCCGAATCAGGAATTTTATATTCAGCGCATGAACCAGATGTCTTACGCGTCGTTTGTTTACCCGGAAAACGAAGAAGAGGTGTTTCATGATCTTCAACAAACATTCGAACCTCGCCGGAAGCCACGCATTCCTGAGCGCGAGCAAGTTTCACTGGCTGAATTACAATGACGACCAGCTGATGACCAGCTTCATCAACAGCATGGCGGCAGACCGCGGCACCAAACTGCATGCCCTGGCCTGCGACTGCATCAAGCTGAAGGTCCGACTTCCCAGGAATCACTGTACGCTGAATGCTTATGTGAACGATGCCATCAATTACGACATGACGCCCGAGCAGGTGCTTTACTATTCGGATAATTGCTTTGGAACGGCGGACGCGATCTGCTTCCGCGACAAACTTCTCCGAATTCATGATCTGAAGACCGGCACCGTTGTGCCGGGGCACATGGAGCAGCTGAAGATTTATAACGCCCTGTTCTGCCTGGAGTACCACATCGGGCCCGAGAAGCTCAATACCGAGCTGCGCATTTACCAGAATGATGATGTGATGGCCTGCAGGCCTGAGCCCGAAGAGATCCTGGTGATCATGGATAAAATCATCGACTTCGACAAGAAAATAGAAAAAATGAAAGAAGAAGGAGTGTTTGGGTATGGAGACGTATGAAGAACTGAAGGCAATGTGCGAAGACCTGTATCTGGAGCATGGCGACATTCTGCAGTGCACATCCATCGCGACGGAAGAAGAGATCCGGGAAGTGTCCGGTATTCCGTATTCTGATGACTGGCTGGCGCATTACGGAACACCCAGACATTCCGGGCGCTATCCCTGGGGCAGCGGAGAGAACCCTTACCAGCGGCTTAAGAGCTTCCAGGGCCATGTGTACGAGCTCAGGAAGCAGGGCGTCAAGGATACGGATATTGCCAAGGGCATGGACATGAATACCAGCCAGTTGCGTGCCCGTATGTCCATCGCCCGTGACGAGCTGTGGAAGCATGACATGGCGGAAGCCGTCAGACTTCATGATAAAGGCCTGTCCAATGTGGCCATCGCCAAACGGATGGGCATCAACGAAAGCTCTGTCCGCAATCTCCTCAAGCAGAAGCTTCAGGACAACCGGATGATCACCGAAAAGACAGTAGAGCTTCTCAAGCGCCGTGTGGCTGAAGACGGCTTGATAGATGTGGGCGAAGGCAGCGAACCGGCCGGCATGAGCCGCGACAAGTTCAAGGTGGCGCTGGAAGCGATGCGGGCCGAAGGCTATGTAACGATTCCCGTGCAGGTAGAACAGGCCGGCACCGGTCAGATGACAACCATCCTGACGCTGGCGCCGGAAGGAACTACGTACAAGGACATCAAAGGCGACCGCAAGTATTCGATCAAACCTGTTGAAGCGTATACGGAGAACCAGGGGCGTTCCTTCCTGAACGTGGAACCTGTCGAATCCGTATCGTCCAAGCGGGTGCAGGTCAAGTATGCGGAAGACGGCGGCACGGAGCGCGACGGTTTGATAGAACTCAGGCGCGGTGTACCGGACCTGGACCTTGGCCAGGCTCACTACGCGCAGGTACGGATCGGTGTGGACGGCACGCATTATCTGAAAGGAATGGCCGTGTACGCTGACGATCTGCCTGACGGTGTGGATATTCGTTTCAACACCAACAAGTCAAAAGGCACGCCGATGATCGGGCCCAAGGACAACTCTGTTCTCAAGCCCATGAAGACCAAGGAAGACGGGTCCATCGATATGGATAATCCGTTCGGTGCGACGATCCGTCAGAAGGACGACCTGATCAAGGTGCAGAAGCACTACATCGACAAAGACGGCAAGGAGAAAGTCAGCGCACTGAACGTCGTGGAAGAGGAAGGCAACTGGTCCAACTGGAGCAAGAGCCTGGCCAGCCAGCTGCTGAGCAAACAGCCGCTGTCCCTGGCCAAGAAACAGCTTGCCATCGACTTTGACATGAGGAAAGAAGAGTTCGATGAGTTGGATAGTCTGACCAACCCGACGATCAAGCGTCACCTGATGATGAGCTTTGCCGATGAGTGTGATGCCGCCGCTTCCACCCTGCATGCCGCAGCCATTCCGAGGCAGGCGAGCCATGTCATTCTTCCGTTTTCGGAAGTCAAGCCTACAGAGGTCTATGCTCCTGGATATCGTGACGGCGAAAAGGTGGTGCTGGTGCGCTACCCGCATGGCGGTCGTTTTGAAATGCCTGAGCTGACAGTCAACAACAAGATCACAGCCTGCATCAAGACGCTCGGCAAGGGCGCGCTGGACGCAATCGGCATCAACCATAAAACGGCCCAGCAGCTGAGCGGCGCCGACTTTGACGGAGACACAGTGCTGGTGATCCCGAACAACAACGGAGCATTCAAAACTGCTCAGCCGCTCAAAGGGCTTAAGGACTTTGACCCGAATGTCTACCATAATCCTGACTTGCCCAAGATGAAGGACAGGACCAAGCAGATGCAGATGGGCATTGTCAGCAATCTAATTACTGACATGACGCTGCACGGCGCTACGCCGGACGAACTGACACGCGCTGTCCGTCATTCGATGGTAGTCATCGACGCACAGAAGCACCAGCTGGACTACAAGAAGAGCGCTATTGATAATGGTATCGCTGAGCTCAAAGAGAAGTACCAGGGCGGCAAGAACAAGGGCGCCAGCACATTGATATCGCTGGCAGGCAGGGAAACAGAGATCCCTGAGCGCAGGCTCATCGGTGTGGACAAGGCGACAGGTGAAAAGATCTACCGGGAGACCGGGAAGACCAAGGGAGTTTATGATAAAGAGACCAACACCTGGACCAACAAGCTGCGCATGGAGAAGACGACCGAGATGCAGAAGCATAAGGATGCGTTTGAACTGAGCAGCGGGACGCCAATGGAAGCTGTGTATGCGAGCCATGCCAACAAGTTAAAGGCATTGGCCAACAAAGCAAGGAAGATCGCCGTGAGCCAGAAGCCCATTGAATACAGCCCATCGGCTGCCAAGCTGTTTGCCCCTGAGATCGCCTACCTGAAAGACGCCCTGCTTAAAGCCAGGCGCAACGCGCCCAAAGAACGTCAGGCACAGCTGATCGCCGAGCAGACATGGAAGGCCAAGAAGAAGGCTGATCCTGGTATGGAATACGATAAACTGCAGCGCATTAAGGGCCAGGCGATTCAGGCAGCGCGTTTCCGTGTCGGCGCAAAGAAGCCGCTTATTGATATTACGGACAACGCGTGGAAAGCCATTCAGTCCGGCGCAATTCACACGAACATGCTTCTTGATATTATGCAGAACACGAGTGACGATTCACTGAAAGCGCGTGCAATGCCGAGAGCTTCCAAAGGCATGAGCTCTGCCAAGCTGGCAAGAGCCAAATCGATGATCAGCAATGGATGTTCATTGGCTGACGTTGCGGATGCGCTTGGTGTCAGCGCTTCCGTTCTGCGTTATAACCTGAATCAGTGAGCAAAGAGCGAAACAACATCTGAAAACAGAAGTGAAAAGAGGTGATCGATATGACAAACCTGGTTGAAGCAATTTCGGAAGATTCGATGCTGACGACAGAAGACAATCCGCATAATCCTTTCACCGAATATGACAAATGGTGGAAGTTTGACTTCGACAAAGGCTACAATACGCCAGGCGTGCTGGCGAGCGTTGCGTCTGTCAGCGAGGAACTGAGCGACGCGGACTATGATCTGGCTGTTGAACAGGCGATGCAGGACCTTCTGGAGCTTGATCCTTTGGGAATCTACATTAGGGTGACGCCGCAGAATGCAGATCAGATCATCAAATCACTTCAGACAGCAAAGTCTGTCTCATAAATGAATCCCTCCAGCATACCTCTGGGATTCCTCGCCCTGTCACCTCCCAGGAGCAACCCAGTGCGAAACGAAATCTTTTTGAACCCCTCCCCCCTCCTCGCAAAAGCACCCCCTCCCCTCGAT